GTTGTATCCGGAGCTGAAGACCGATGACGAGATAGCGGACGAGGTGTTGTCGACGTTCAGCGGACGCAGAGGAGCGGAACGCTTGCGCGAGGAGGCACGCAGGGTTGCCGATGGCGAGGGCGGAGTGTTCACAAAGGCGAAGGCTATCGAGACGTTGGAGCGAGTGAAGGAAGCCATAGCGCGGTTCTGGGAAGGAGTGGCGAAGATGTTCGGCATCAACCGCTACCGCAGTGCCGAGGAGTTGGCTGATATGGCAATGAAGGACTTGCTTGACTCCAAGAACCCTATGAAGGACGAGAGCGGAATGAGAAAGCGAGGAGAGGTTGGCGAGACGCTTGCCACGTCAGGCACATATTTCAGCGGAGGCGGACTGCTTGAAGCAGGTCTGAAAGGCGTGATAGACCCGAAGGTTGCGGTTGAGTTCAGCGAGAAGATAGCAGGAGTGTATGCCGACAACCACGGCAACCACATTGTTGTGGCAGACGTGAGGGATGTCGACCCCAAGAAACTTGTAGGCGCGGTTGACGGAGGCGAGGTGCAGTACTTCCACGCATCTCCGGTGTGCAAGAACTTCTCCAAAGCCAAGCGTGAGGGAGGCGAGGTTGAACTTGACAAGGAGACAGCGTTGTCGACAGCCGAGTTTATAGCGAAGACAAGACCGAAGGTGGTGACCATAGAGAACGTAAAAGGCTACCGCAACAGCGAGGCGTTGAAAATCATCACTGACGAGCTTACCCGTCAAGGATATGACTGGGATGCCGATGTGTACAACGCGGCAGACTACGGAGGCTATACGAAGAGAGAACGGCTGATAGTGCGTGCCAAGAGAGACGGCAAACTTCCTCCCAAGCCGGAGAAACTTCCCGAAGAACTGAGGAAGAAGGGATGGTATAGCGCGGTGGAAGATTTGATTCCACACCTTGAAGAGAAAAAGACAGGTGTTCCGCAAGGCACTGACGAGCGGTTGAAGAACAGCGGAATAGACTACCGCACCATTGACAAGCCTTTGTATGTGTTCGGACGTGGCTATGCCAACAAGACCGTAGGGCACGCTTTTGCCGATGAGCTTCTGCCAACGCTGACCACCGGAGGCGGAGACATCATAATAATGCCTGATGGCAGGGTGCTTAAAGCGTCACCGAGGGTGCTTGCGAGAGTCACGGGATTGCCCGACACGTACAAGATGCCTGAGACAGACCAGTTGTCGCACACCATAGTCGGCAACGGCATCCCAACGCAGTTGACCGAAGGTGTCATCGCTCCTTTGCTTGACAATGCCATTCCGTCTGCCGAGCGAGCCACCAAGCGTGAGAGCGTGTTTGACGTGGCGGACAGAGTGTCGCAGAACCTTGAGGAGCGGATGAGGGCGATGGCTGTTAAGAAAGCAAATGATAGATTCAATGAGGAACTTGAAATGCAAGTAAAAGGAGAACTTGAAGAAGGGCACGTCTACAAATTAGGTATGCCGTCAGAGATATTGCTTTCTACGGGAGTGCCGAATCTGCCGATACAAATGTCTGCGCAACGACTTGAAGACAAAGCAACCAAATTTGGGCATAACTTTGACATTGCAGAAGTTAAGGATTTGGTCAATGCTATTCAGAAACCTATCGCAATCTTTGAATATGGAGACAGAAACAAGTCTCAAAATCTTATTGTAGAAATACAGAAAGACGGGAAAAACTTCATTATCGGATTGTCATTAAATCCAGTGGTGAAAGGGAAAGCACTTGAAATTAACAGTGTGAGAAATGTGTTTCCAAAAGATAATGCAGAATGGCTGAATTGGATTTCTCAGAACAAACTTCTTTATGCAGACAAAGAAAAAATCCAAGCGTTGATAGATAAACAGCAAACCAATCTCGCTGACGTTAACTATCTCAACTTGGATGATGTGGCAAAGAAAGTGAAAGATTTTGAAAATCCTAAGCTTTTTGATGGAAAAATTTCAGAAGTAGGCAAAAAAGGTTCAGATTCAATCGACCGCTCCGTCAGAGAGAATCCCAAAAACGAGGATAAGCCACGCTACAGCAGAAAGCCTGGCGAGAGCATCTTCGACTATGCGTCACGTGTGTCGGAGGACGTGGATAGAAGCGTGAGAGAAAGAGTAAGCGCACGGGACGAGTATGAGAAGAAGGTCAAGAGCAAAGGCTTCCAAACGAAGGAGGCGTTGCAGAACAGTATGCTCGGACTACAGGAGTTTATGTCCGCAATAGACCACGCATCGGGCAACAAGCGGTACATAGAGGACATTCCCGACTTTGAGAATCCGATACTCGGAGAGAACCGCCTGTCGTCGGTGAACAAAGAGGAGATGCACCAAGTCGCCAAGACGCAATTCAAGCCGTTGATGTCGGCAGTGGCTAAACTGAGCGGCAACGGCAAGGAGAGCGGCGAATTGTACGACTATATGTTCGCCAAGCACGGACTTGAGCGTGATGCCGTAATGCGGCAGAGAGAGGCTCAGAAAGAGTTTGACAAGTACCAAAAGGCAAATCCCAAAGGAACTAAAACGATTGGAGATTTCGTTGCAAGCCTTGAAGGCAAAGACTATGCAGGACTTACGGCATTGACGGCAGAAGACGGCAGAGTGAAGTCGATACAATCGCAGATAGACGCCATAGACGAGCAGATGAAGGCTACAGACGACCAATTGTTGCTCCGTAAACTCGGTGGTCAGAAGAAGCGGTTGAAGGTGGATTTGCTCAATGCCGCAAGGGATGCCGCCGATGACATCCGCAAGGCTTTTGAGAGCAATCCGAGCCATGACCGGTCAGACATAAATGAATTGTGGAGTCGAGTAAACGAGGTGAACGGCAACACGCTGAGGAAGTTGTATGAGAGCGGTCTGCTCACGAAAGAGGCATACAACGACATCAGCAGCATGTACACGAATTATATCCCTATGAGGGGATTCGACCAAACGACAAGTGCGGACGCCTACGCTTATCTGACGCACGGCGACAGCGCATTCAACGCACCGATAAAGACAGCCAAAGGGCGCAGCTCCAAGGCTGACAATCCTATAGCATATATGCAGGCGATGGCGGAAAGTGCGATAATGCAGGGCAACCGCAACGTATTGGTGAAACAAAAGATGTTGAACTTTGTGCGCAACCATCCGAGCGACCTTGCGAGTGTCAGCGATGTCTGGTTGCAATATGACTCGGTTGCCGATGAGTGGAAGCCGGTGTTCCCCGACAATATCGGTGCTAACGACAGCGCATCCGTGGTGGCGAAAAAGATGGAGGCATTCGAGGATAAAATGAAACAGATGGCAGAGAAACACCCGGACTTGGTGCAAAGAAGCAACGAAGCACCTGACATCCCATATAAGGTGGTAGAGAAAGGGCAGTTGAACGAACACCAAGTGCTTGTGAAACAAAATGGCAAGTCTTACATCATCACCGTCAACGGCAGCCCAAGAGCGGCACAGGCGGCGAATGGCTTGACGAATCCGGACACAGACCTTACGGGCGCAGTCGGTAAAGTCTTCGAGGGAGCCGAGGCGTTGAATAGACAATTGTCCTCCTTATATACCACGTTGAACCCCGACTTCATTGGCTCAAACTATGTGCGAGATGCCTTGTACTCAAATACAATGGTGTACGTCAAGGAAGGAGCTAAGTATGGTGGTTCCTTTAATCTCAATTTCGCCAAATACAATCCAGCGGAAATGGCGAACCTATATGCACGTTACAACAAAGGCAGCCTTGACACATCCAATGAAACGCATAGACTGTTTTTGGAGTTTATGCAGAATGGCGGAGAAACTGGCTTCGTCAACCTAAAGCAGATAGAGAAGAGGAAGTCGGAGATAGCGAAAGCAATCAAGCGGGATGGGAGAATATCCGCGGCACAAATTTGGGGCGGTTTGGGCGATGCCGTTGATTTCGCCAACAGGGCTGTAGAGAACAGCGCAAGGTTTGCGGCATACGTCACGTCACGGAAGAGCGGACGCAGTGTAGGAAGGTCAGTATATGACGCAAAAGAGATTTCCGTCAACTTCAACAGAAAGGGAAGCGGCTCTAAATTTATGGGAGCGGAAGGACAGACCAAAGCAGGAAACGCCGCCGCCTTTGTGTCGGGAGCCGGAAGAGGCTTGTATATCTTTTGGAACGCAGGTCTTCAAGGACTCACTAACTTCTCAAGACAGATAGGGAGACATCCTGGCAGAGCGTTGACATTGGCGTCATTGCTGTTTGGCTTTGGTGCATTGATGTCGTATTTAGGGAATAGAGACGATGACGATGAAAACAATTACTTCAATCTTCCCAAGTATATCCGCAGAAGCAACGTCTGCTATAAGATTGGAGATTTATTTGTCACGATTCCACTTCCCGTTGAGTATCGGGCATTCTATGGACTTGGAGAATTGGCGAGCAGCACACTTGCCGGAAAAGAGGACGGAACGACAAAAGACATCGCCAAAGAAGCGGTTTCACAAGTATCGCAGTTGTTCCCTATTGACTTTGCAGAAGGAGGCGGAGGACTGCACGCATTGATTCCGAGTGCCGTAAAGCCGATAGTAGAGGCAGAAACCAACACCGCATGGACAGGTCTGCCGATTTATAAGGACAATGATTTCAACAAGAATATGCCAGAGTACACGAAAGTGTATAAGACCGCCAATGGGCATCTTGTTGAGATAGCGAGAGCGTTGAACGATGCCACAGGAGGCAACAAGTACAAAAAAGGCTTTATAGACATAAATCCTGCGAAAATGGAATATGTCCTCAAGGGTATGCTCGGAGGAGCGTTCAGTTTCCCAGACAAACTTGTCAAAACAACAGAGACGATTATGGGCGACCGTGAATTTGATTGGCGGAACACACCTTTTGCCAACAGATTCGTTAAGAACGCAGACGAGAGGACGGAGTACAAGTCTTTGAACGAACAATACTTTAAGTTGAAAGATGAAATGGATGTCGTCAAACAACAGCTGAAAGGCTTTGAAAAAGAAGCTGATGCCGGGAACGAAAAATACGAAAAGGCTCTGCTTCAATTGGAGGACAGCAAAGATTATGAAAGGTTGGAATTATTCAAGGATTATGAGAAGGAACTTAAAGGCTTGAACGATGAACTCAAGGAACTAAGGATGTCTCCTGATTATGACAAGGCAGAAGAAAAAGAGTTGCAAAAAGAGATTGCTGAACTACAGAGACAATTGCTCGACGAGATGAGAGAAATTAAAAAATAACTACGCTTAACTGATTGTGTTCTATAACTTTGAGGATATGATAAAGGTTAACAAGAATAGAATGGTACCGTTGTCTCGGCTTACTCAAAGAGAGCGAGCCGAGATGGACACGGTCAAGTTTGACAACAAGTTCAACGATGACCGCAAAGCGACAGACATCCTTTTCCTTGCGAAGAACTATTGGGATGCTATGAGCAAGTTCCGCAGAGACCGGAAGCGCAACAAAGATTACAATTACGGCAACCAATGGGGCGACAAGGTGGTAGTGGACGGCAAGGCGATGACCGAGGAGGAGTATATCATAAAACAAGGCGGCACACCGCTGAAGTCCAATCTTATCCGCAGGCTTGTGCGCAACGTGCTTGGAGTGTACCGCACTCAGACCAAGGAGCCAATGTGTGTAGCTCGAGACCGAGACGAGCAGACGCTCGGAGAAACAATGTCGACCATACTCCAGTACAATTGGCAGTTGAACCATATGTCGGAGATAAATGCGAGGTCGTATGAGGATTTCCTCATAGGCGGTCTTGTAGTGCATAAGAAAACGTTCGGGTGGCGCAACGGCAAGTGCGACTGCTGGACAGACTATGTCAACCCGGACAATTTCTTCGTTGACAACAGAGTCACCGACTTCCGCAGTTGGGATACGCAGGTAATAGGCGAGATACACGACTATTCGTTCGAAGATGTGTGCCGAGAGTTCGCACATTCACCGGAAGACTATGCGGCGTTGCGAGGAATCTACGCACAGGCGCACAATGCCAAGTACTATTCCATAGACACGTCATATACTTTCGGATCGAAGCGGGAAGGAGACCTTGACTTCTTCATTCCCAAAGACCCTAATCTATGCCGTGTCATAGAGGTTTGGAACAAGGAGATGAAACCTCGCTTCCGGTGCCATGACTATATGACGGGAGACTACTACAAGATAGACGAGGAGGACTATAAAGAGTTTGTCTTAGACGAGAACCAACGCAGAAAGGAACAGGGTATGGCACAGGGCATCGAGGAGGACGACATCCCTACCATTGAGGCTGAATGGTTTATGGATGACTATTGGTATTACCGATTCCTCACCCCTTTCGGACATATATTGCAGGAAGGCGAGACCCCATACAAACACCTCTCCCATCCGTATGTATATAAGGCATACCCTTTGATTGACGGAGAGATTCACTCGTTTGTCAGCGATGTCATAGACCAGCAAAAATACGTCAACCGACTGATAACGCTGAACGACCTTGTCATACGCAGCAGTGCCAAAGGAGTTGTCCTCTTCCCCGAGGAAGCAAAGCCTGACGGAGTAACTTGGCGAGAGTTGCAGGAGACGTGGGCGAGAGCGGACGGCTTTATGGTGTACAACGGCAAGAGCGGCACAGCACCGAGACAAATGAGCAGCAACAACACCAACGTAGGCATCCAAGAGTTGTTGTCGTTGCAGTTGAAGTTCTTCGAGGACATCAGCGGTGTCAACGGAGCGTTGCAAGGCAAGCCGGGCTATTCGGGGATGTCGGGAACGTTGTATGCGCAACAGACACAGAACGCCACCACATCGCTTGTGGACTTGCTTGAGACATTCTCATCGTTCGTGGTGCAGTCGGCATACAAGGACGTGAAGAATATGCAGCAGTTCTACGACACCAAGAAAAAGGTGAACATTGCAGGACGCAGTGGCGGAGCGGTGGTCTACGACCCTGAGAAGATAAACAACATAGAGTTTGACCTTTCCATTGTCGAAAGCACGCAAACACCCGTTGTGCGTCAGATGGCGAACGACTTCCTTATGCAGATATGGCAGTCCGGTCAGATTACATTGGAGCAGTTGCTTGAAGCAGGCAATTTCCCATTTGCCGACAGTCTGTTGCAGCAAATCAAGACACAAGGACAGGCGATAGCGCAAGGACAGCAACCACAGCCGTTGTCGGCAGACGTGCAGCAACAAGTACAGCGGCAGGCGAACCCAGCCGCTGTACAGCAGATGCAGGCAATAATGCAGAGTGCCTAACGCTTGGCGAACCAATCGAGGAATGCAGAATGTTTAAGGGCGATGATGTCGGCAGGCATCTCGCCCTTTCCGTTCCTGTATGGGGTGCAATAGAAACACTCCCTTTGCATATCGGCAACGGACGCATCTTTAGATATGTAGTTTTTTCGTTTGAGGATACGGAAGTTGCGTCTGTCAACAACGACAAGTCTGCTATCCTCAGACGGCATCACATAATAACGCTCACCATTTTCACTATGAGCGTTGTCCGCGTTTCTTACGGCAAGAGAATACACAATCTCAGCCTTGATTTTCTTGAAAATATTCATATCAGAATTTTGCTAAAGAGTTAATATTGGTCTTTGTTATCAGTCTATCGTTGTGTGCTACAACGCTTGGACGTTCCATCTCGAAGAAGCATATATGCAACCCAATGGCACGAGTCATCAACAAGTCATCGTGCTTTCCGATTTCCGCACCGAACGATCCGTTCTGCTTCTGTTCGTAGCATAGATACTCATCAAGGCACCGCTCGTCACGCTCTACATACAGAGCCTCCCTGACGACTTTCACAAGCGTGGATATAATCATCGGCTTCGTCTGCACGTTTGTATGGAATCCATACTTCACGCTTCTCCCCTCACGGATGTCAATCTCGCTCGGCTTGCGCGCATACAGATTGTTGTAGACATTCTTGATTTGGTTGAGGATGAACACCGACTGGTCGCCATCAACCATTCTGTCCCTGTCTTTAGTTTCAAGGGTGTTGGACTCTATGACAAGCAGGCTGTCGTTGTATAGTTTGGCTATCTGAGCCGCTTTCCAAGCAAGAAGGTCGTGGTCTATATGTCCGTACCATTGCGCCACCACGCAAGGTTTTCCGTCCGTCTCCATCATCCAATACCTGTCGAACACCACGACAACGGAGAAGTCGGCTTTGTTGGAACGACCTCCAACGTCCACCACAGTAAGGTATCGGTTTGCGATGCGCTTGTCCGGGAACACTTCCGGCAATTCCCACACACAGAACTTTCCTTGCGAGTCCGCCTCGAATTTCACGTGCTGCAAAGCCTCCTTGCCGCTGTCACCGTCACCATACACGTCCCCGACAAGCTGAGGAGGGCGACAGGACGGTTTGAGCAATTCCACCTTGTATTTGTCGAACACCGAGCATCCTGAGTGTTGGAAAGCCTCCACGTCATCGGATGGGTATTCGGCAGCCATATCACCGTGTTCATCATACTCGGCACGTTTCAGGCAATACCAATGGATTCCCTCAAGCGTGGCTCCCTGCTGCCATAGCCACCACAGATACTTTCCGCTGTCGTGCCGTCTGTCCGAGATATACTCGTTAAGTCTGTTCTTGTAAAGATTCCTTGCAAATTCATCCCTGTCTTTTATCGGCAGCGTGTATCTCTCAATCTTGAACCACGGCACGAACAAGGATTTGAATGTAGACTTGTTCTCCTTAGCCGCCCGGTATTCAGACTCGAAGAAATTACCCGTTCCGTTGGCTGTGGACTCATAGACAATCATTGTCATAGGCATAAGACCAGCACCGGAGCAGGCGGTACGCACAATCTCCTGTGGAGTCTTGCCCTCGGTCTTCTTCCAAAACGCCACCTCGGTGCAATGTACAAGCGCGGAGTCTCCGCCACGCGCGGAGTTAGGCTCCACGGCAGTGCCTATCTTCACCTTGCAGTTGCGTTGCGGAATCTTGAAGATGTTCCCCGATGCGGCTTCAGTCATAAACTTAGGCTCGTTGTCCTTGAAAGACGCACCGACATCGTACATCATCTCCAATGGATATGCCTGGATCAGTTTGTCGAACATACCTTTCACTTCCACCGAAGCATCCTTCGTGTGACCGACTATAAGGCTGTTCCATCCCGTCTTGTGGACAAGTTGTATCCACGACATATAAATCTGCGTCACCGTAGAGCCGCCCCATTGGCGAGCCTTCAGCACTATCACACGGATGGGCGCACCGGCAAGGCGCATCTCCTCGAACACCGACACAAGCATACGTTGCGGAAGATTCAGCGAAAAAGGGATGTCATCGCCACCCTCCTTGTTCTTGATTCTTGCGAACACGAACGCCCAAAAGCAGAAGTCGTGCTTGCACCGGATGCGTATAAGCGTTTCCGCCAAGGCTTCCTTTCCTATTTCCGGTCTGCCCGACGCTCCGAGGAACTTCGCCAAAGAACCGCACCTAAGCACCGCTTTCACGAAAGGCTCCTCGAGCATCGCTTTCGGCACGTACTGCCTCGGTATGTCAAAGTCGGGAATCTCAATCCATTCACGTTCCAATATAGCACCTTCTCCGGTCAAAGGATTGAACGGAGCGAAAAGGACGGCATTCCTATTGTCATTCTCCTTCAGCAATCGTTCAATTTCTTCTTCCATTTAATCGGATTGATAAGCAGTCCGTACAACAGACCTGCGATGTAACAATATAGATGGATTATGCCGTTCACACTCGGTATGAGCATACCGAGGAGAATGAACGCTGCCATATATGAATGGTAGTAAACCTTGTGCTCCACCAGATAACTGAAGCGACCGAGCAGAACGAAGCATATTCCGGACAATCCGACAGTAGGCACGTCCCACATTATAGGAGTGAAAGAAGCGCAGACAAACGCCACAACAATGTCGGACACCGCAATGTTGAAAGTGAACGCCACGGCAAGCAGGCACCACACGTTCATAAGGCAGTGGATAGCAGAGACGTGGAAGAAATGATAAAGGAATCTGTTGCGGAAAGCGCATCCGTCGAATATGGCGAAAGCCTCCACATCGTTCACGAGTAGAAGACAAATAACAGCGGCTGACACCGCAAGCACTATATTGCGAGCTGTCCGTTTCTCCATCTCTTCTTGATTTTATGGAGGATGACCTTTGCACTCTTTATTGTGAGATAGAACTTAGGCGCACCGCCCTCTATCACACGTATAACGGCATCCTCAAGTTTGATACCTTCGTGAGCCCGCTCAATCTCAGCCACACGCTTCTCTATCTCCTCGAACATCTCTCTGCGAGTGCCGCCCATCTGTGCCAAGTCATAGCCCTTGCGTATCTTGTGGATCATCACGACCGCACGTTCTATGGACACCCAGAAATGCGATGTCGGAGAATTTATGGTTGCAGTAAGAATGTCAGAAAGGTTGAACTCCCCTTTCTGAAGCGACAACTGTTCACGGAACGCACGCATAAGGTCTCTGTCCCTGTCGTCCTTGAAACACGCAATGCTACCTTTCTGTCTCATACCCTATCAAAATTAAAAATTACTCAGTTAATAAAAAAGACTGATAGCCAACACGATAGGAGTAACTTTGGGTAAGTAAGAATATAAACAAAGCAAATCAATATGGAAGACCCTAAGAATGAACAGGTTAAAAGCAAGCGAGACTCCTTTCTCGAACGTTTGAAGGGGAAGTACCCCGACAAGGAATTCGCTGATGATGAGGAGATTTACGGAGCTATCAACGATGATTACGACAATTACGACAACGAGTTGAAGCGGCTGAAGGATGACGAAAGCAAAATAATGGAGATGTTTTCGGCAGACCCACGCACGGCAACGTTGTTTCAGACGGCAGCCGCCAAAGGCGATGTCATCACAAAGTTCGTGTCGTTGTTCGGTCCGGAGATTGCCGATGCCTATGAAGACCCCGAGAAGATGGAGGAAATCTCCAAAGCTGGGCAGGAGTATCTTGACCGCATAGCGCAGAGCAGAGACCTTGAAGAGCAGTACAACAAGAACATTCAGAAGTCGGTGGAAGACATCGAGCAACTGAAGAATGAGAAAGGCTATACTGACGAGCAGGTTGATGAAGGGATGAAGAAAATCTGCCAAATCGCCTATGATGCCATTGTAGGCAAGTTCTCCAAAGAAGCACTCGACTTCGCCTTTAAGGGATTGTCACACGATGAGGATGTAGAGACGGCGGCGCAGGAAGCGGAAGTAAGAGGACGCAACGCCAATATCGAGGAGAAGCTGAGAAAGCGCAGCAAGGGTGACGGAATCCCAGCCGCACCAAGCGGACGCGCAGGTTCAGCGCAGACCACACCGAAGCGCAGTCTTGGAGCCCTTGACTCCGCAAGTGAAGCCTCTTCCATTTGGGAGAGAGGCGGTTTTAAAAGAAACAAGACAAATCAATATTAACAAAATTAGAAAACAATGAAGAAAGAATTTTTGAAAAAGAACTTGTGGCGAATGCTTTTGGGTATTTTGGCAATGGTGTTCGGCGCAACGGACGCCGTCGTAATGGCGGCAGCGGCAGACCTTCCTGACGCAGGAAAGACCAATTCGGGCAACCCCGACAGCAACGACGGCATCGCGACCGAGACGCAAGGTCGTGAGGATGGTGATCCGGAGATGTACACCAAAGACATCGACTCGAAGATTGTCAAGATTCGTCCGATGGCTACGCCTATCGACCAAATCAGCCGATATGGTAAATTCTTGAAGACCGACTCAATGGTAGTCAAGTATTACTCTCTCGGCACACGACCCATCAAAACCACCTTGGCAGAGAGCGTGGTAAAGATGGAGGAGGGAGCCACGTCACTTACTCTCAAAGTTGCCGACCCGACAATGTTCACATTGGACGACACCATCCGTGTTGTCGGTGCGAAGGCGGTTTCTCGCCCGGACGGAACGAAGTACAACGATGAAGACCCGTTGGAGAAAGACGACCCAACACGTCCGGACTTGATTCTCTGCGTGTGCGGTCGAGACCAGAACAACGGCTATCCAGTTGTCTATGCTGTCAACGGAGACTTGAACGCCAAGAAAGAACCGATTCTCATACCTGCCCTTGACAAGGAGAACGTTACGCTTGTGCGTATGGGCAAGGCTTGTGCGGAACTTGACGTTCAGACAGGACGTTTCAACAACCTTCCTACAAGCGAGGAACAGTATTGTCAGAACTTTATGATTCAAGTGGAGCAGTCGACATTTGACAAGATTGCGTCAAAAGAGGTTGATTGGAACTTCTCCGACATCGAGGAGGACGGCATCTATGATATGCGCCTTGCACAGGAGAACACATATCTCTTCGGAGCGAAAGCACGTATCAAGCATATCACAAAGGACAATATGGACACTTGGTTCACAGGCGGTATTTGGTATATGGCAGGTAAGGACATCGAGGTCGGAGCATACAATGAGACACGCAAATGTGTTGAAATCAGCGATGACAACCTTGTTGAGATTTCAAAGGACTTGTTTGTGGGCACGGGCATCGGCAACAAACGCAAGGTCATCCTCTGCGGCTCCGATATGCTTGAGGCATTCTCTAAAATCAAGTCGGAGAAATTCCGCTTGAAAGAGAACGTAGAATCTTGGAATCTTAAATTCAAGTCTTGGTCTACCGACTTCGGTGAACTTCTCGTCATCCATCACGAGCTGTTCGATATGAACGGAATGAGCGACTGCGGCTTTGCCCTCGACCCTGAGTATCTCACGAAGAAGACCCACATCTCTTGGCAGCGCAACGTGCTTGACTTGAAGAAGGCAGGCATCCGCAACACTGACGCAGTAGTGATCCAGGAGGTCGCTTGTCTGTATCTGCGTTATGCCAAGGCACACGCACGAATGAAACTTGCGGCAAAGGCAGGAGCGTAACTGAAACATAGTACTAACAGATAAAGGGGTGTCCAACCGATACCCCTTTTTAAAAATCATAACGATATGCAGAAAACATATAAGTCCAAGTCGTTTCTCAGCATCTCAGTGGCTGTGGGGAGAATGACTTGCCAAGACACCCAAGACAGTAACAAGTCTGTGACAAAGGACGTTTTCAAACACATCACCTTTGAACCGGACACCACGGGCTATGCTTACTACAGCACCGCTGACGAGACAGAGCAGAAGGCTATCGAGGCACACCCTTTGTTCAACAAGATGTTTGTTTTGAAGGATGCCCCGGCATCTGTGGTGGCAAAGAAGGCTGCCGCAGTCCCTGTGGAGAAGAAAGAGGTAGAGGTGACGAGTGCGGCTGACGCAAAGCAGTATCTTGTAGACACATTCGGCATCAGCAGAACGAAGATACAGTCGACGGCAGACATCAAGAAATACGCAGAACAGAACGGAGTAGTGTTTGTAGGTATCTGATATGCGGTACGACTTGAAACAGATAGAGAAGGATGTGCGCCTTGTCCTTGACAGGAACAAGGCAGCGGACAGCCTCCTTGACGAGGAGACCACCACGCTTACGCTCAACGACATCATTGACGGGCGGATAGAACTTGCCGCACGCACCGTGCTGCTCAACGCTCCGCTGCATCTCATCGGAGAGGGGAAGGAATTGCCTGTGGACGTGAATTGGGAATCACAACCCGGCTATGGTATGGGATTCATTATGCTCCCGTCCGACTATCTGCGTCTTGTCACGTTTCAGATGACAGACTGGGAACGTCCGGTCACCGAACCGATAACAGAAGAAAACCCATTGTATGCAAGACAACGCAGCCGCTATCCGGGTGTCAGAGGATGTCCGCAGCGGCCTGTCGTTGCCATTGCTTCTTACCCTTCCGGTATGGCGTTGGAGTTTTTCTCCTGCCGAGGAGGAGAGAAAGTTGCGGTGCGCAGGGCAAGATATATTCCGATTCCGAGAATTGAAGTGGGAGAAGACAACTTGAAGGAAATTGAACTTCCACACAAATGTTATGACGGCATTGTCTTCACCACGGCAGCGATGGCATGCGCTGTACTGAAGGATGACTTGGCGGCAGTAATAAGTGAAACGGCAAATCAATTATTGAAATGACAACAGACGTACATAATTTAGGAAATTTCGCATCACTGGCAGCCGCTTGGGAGAGATACCCAAATGGGGCGATGGTCGGAGACTACATATTCATTGCCGGGGTGCGGTATGACTGGGACAAATATGAGAAACAATGGCTGACACCAGTGGCGGTAACGGATATGAACATATCAGTGTTTGATGTCTCCACCTACGACTTTGAAGCAAATGATTGGCGGCACGCCTTGCCTAATGGAGAATACACTGTTGTCTCCAATACACAAGCGGTCGGCAAGCTGTTGAAGTATGACGACGGCTTCGTGCTTGAAGGTTTTGTCACATTGACGGAAGCGGGGGCGGACAAAGTGTTCTCTCCTGTCGTTGATGGCGGCAAACCAAAGGCGGACGCAAAAATATTGTCGGGCAACCAATCGTATCACAAGTATGTGTATGTGGATTCCAAAGGGGTGTACAATGTAAGCGACGCCACGGAGATAGGTCAGATAGGCGACATTCAACACCATCTTGACGACTTGCAACAATATGTGGACGACAATTTGAACTCGTTGAACAAGGCCGTTTCCGCTATAAAGAAGGATGTCGGCACGACGGAGGACGAGGCGGACAAGGAAGGCAGTCTGCACGCACAGATAAATTATTTGAAGCAGAACGGAGGAAGTTGTGACTGCGAAGAGATTCTTGAATACGACAAGGCTCTTGTGACGGTACTCACACCAGACTCCACATCAGAGGAGATAAGCCTCGCTTTCGTTCCCATAGGAGCGAAAGACAAGACAACACCTGTGCTTCCGAAGGTAAACGACCTGTTGGTGACCAAGGGTAATGTGAAGGAGATGGCTCAGTTTGTCAACGTCACCGACTATCTCACTCCAAAAGGCACACACCGATACACACTGATCTATCAAGACGGCTCCATTCTTCACACCATACAGATGCTTGGCTTTACGAGTGTTCATTCCGTGGAGCAGAACGACCTTGCGGATTTTTCAGAAGTTGAATTGGTTCCAAAGACCATATAATCATTAAATTTATTTTTTATGTCAGAAAAAAAACTACAAGTGGACAGCCCAGTGAAAGTAATCACATCGGGCACAAAGCCGACCACAGAGAACTTACCGAAAGGGAGCATCGCAGTCGGCAGAGTAAACAACCGTCTTGCCGCTGTTGCCGCTCTCGGTGACCCAAGCGAAGAAACAGAGGCGGAAATCCAAGACCTTTTGCAGTACGATACTGTGGAGGGAGAGAATGCGACAGTCACCGATTTGGGAGGCATCAAGGCTGGAACAAAAGCAAGTGATTTAAAAGGCAAACCCCTAAGTGAAGTACTTGACGCTTTGTTGTTCCCAGTTGTAGAACCAACGTTTGTGGCACCGACAGCGGCATTGACCCTTGATTCTTCAGTGGCAAGGACACAAGAGGTTGGGGCGGTGGCACCGACAGCGGACAAGTTTACACACTCTTTTAACAAGGGTTCTATCAACATTGCAGGTAAGAAGCAGAACGACCGCTCTGGAGCGGAAACAGGATTCTCTCTCAAATGCAACAACGGCAACATCCCGACGACCTTTGCAACAGCTGGTAGTTATACTTATGTGGGCACAGTGTCTTATGCGGCTGGGCCACAGCCTAAAGATTCAAAAGGCAACAATAAAAGCACCCCTCTTGCGGCTGGCAGTGTGACTACACCGAGTGTCGTTGTAAATGCAGTATACCCTTACTTCGCAAACACGAAAAGTGCGGCAGAATTGACAAAGCAACCATTGACCACGATTAACTACATCGAGGTTTCTTGTGTAAGCGAAAATTCTCAAAACCGACACGCTTTCGCTTTGCCTGCGACATACAATGTGACCAAGATTGAGTACTTTGACACAGTCGCAAACAAATACAATCCGATGGCAGTGTCCGATTTCACAGGGGTGGTATACTCCCAGACCGTACAGGGCAATTCAGTGCAGTACAAGAAATACTCTCGCAACACGCAGGGTTTGTCTGCAGCAACAAAATTTAGAATCACATTCACTAAAGCATAGGAGGACATAAGTTATGGCAAGAATAAAAGGACAAGCGAATTATGCCTCTAACTTTGAGGTGTTGAAACAAGCTCCACTTGACTCAAGAAGCGTTGTGTCTGACTCTGGAGATTTGATAAAAGCAGTGACGTGGCGGGATGCCGATGGAAACGTATGGTTGTATGACGGTTTGATTGTCGTCGTACCGAACACAAATAATCCGTCAGCTCCGGAAGTGTATGTTCTTAAAGATAAGGACAACTATGGACGCCCTGACACTTGGTTTAAGCTCGGTGCGGACAATGCGTCAGCAGTGGCTGCCATTCAAGAGACATTGAAGAAAAAAGCCAATCTTGTTGACGGCAAGGTATTGTCAGAAGAACTTCCTATTGTAACTTCGTTGAAGCAAGATGACTATACTACAATTCCGTCAGCAAAATTGGTCGATGAAGCTTTGACGGCAGTAGGCAATACCCTTGAAGAGAAGATTAACAATAAGGTTATAGGTCTGCTCAATTGGCAGGGGGTGAAGTCTACTACTTCTGAAATCAAGGCTATCGCATCTGCTAAAAAAGGTGATGTATGGCATTCAAACGGAGATGGTTCAGAGTGGGTTTGCACGCAAGATATAACTACGGCCAATGCCGATGCGTGGACAGAGTTGGGAACTCCAGTCAATTTAAGTGGATACTACACTAAAACGGAGGTTGACAAGAAGGTCAAACCGCTTGCCGACAGCATAGGCACTGATAGCGATGTCGCTTCTGCTAATGGTTCTGTGTATGCACGAATCAAGAAGAACGCGACCGACATCTCAACTAATACAGCAAATATAAATGCTACTAAAGAAAAAGTCAGTGGTCTTGACACTAAGGTAACAGCTAACACCGAGGCAATTGCAACTAAAGCAAGTAATGAAGATTTGACTGCTTTGAGTAGTAAAGTAACAGCACTTAAAAATTCTGTTGGAGATACTACCGATGCTGCTAAAGTTGATGGCTCTGTATATGCACGTATAGCCAAAAATAAAGCTGATATTGCAACCAAAGCAAACCAAAGCGATATTCCGACTGCTGTGCAACTCGTTGTGAAAACTATTTAAATATTTAACCATCGGGGATGGAATCTCCATCCCCTTTATATTTATAACTATGGCAGAAGTAACGATTAAACTTGACAGTCCTATTTCAATAGTAGATAAGGGCACTCCATCAACATCTAATCTTCCTAGTGGTAGTATTGCACTTAAAAAAGATAAAAGTAATAATTTAAAGATATACGGAAATGTAGGCAATGAAGTTGTTGATATAGAAAGAATTGACGCATTAGATAACGGAGATGCATCTGCATCATTTGTTGCGGGTCGTAACCTTAAAGTTAATGGTTGGGAATTTTATTGGAAAGACGTATGGGAAGAATCAGAACCATCGGCTATTAAACATATAGAAAGTGCAGGTGTCAATGCGGCTATTAATGAAATAAAAGGAACTGGAGCTGATGTGTCTGCTTTCACGTTTCCGACAACTAAAGATGAATTCATTGCATACCTAAAAACTATTACGTTTGATTTCAGCAATCAACCTAATCAAGTATTCGGTTATGGAAGTACTACATACGGTATTATGAATAAAAATGCTGGAACAACTACTATCGTGGAAGGTATGCGTAACGCTGTGCCTAATAAAATACACAGGTCACATATAGAAGGTCAATATATGACTTTTCCTGATGTAGAATATGCACTGGATTGCCATGTAGAAGGACAGGATTGTAATATTGTAGGATATGCTTCAATTTGTCATCTTGAGGGCAATGGTTCAGCAGTAGTTCATTCTATGGGAAAGAATGTTGGATTCTTCAGCGAAGCTTGTGCCTGTCATGTTGAAGGCGGTGGCGGAGTTGCAGGAGGAGCATATTCTCATGTAGAAGGAGATGGTTGTGCAGCTCTTAATTCTGGAGCGCATTGTGAAGGTAAAGGCTACTATAAAAACAATGTTACCGATTGGAAAAAGCGAACAGATAAAGACAATGACTATTTAAAAGATTTATGGAAAAAGATTCTATTCGGGAAAACTGACACAAGTGGTTATACTTATAAATTTTCAGCAGCAATAGGGAACGCATCGCATGTCGAGGGAACAGGTAATATCGCACCTAAAGCCTCTGCAACTTTGGAAGGTCTTGATACAGGTGCTACTGCATCATTTGTTAATGGGGCGAATCATGCAGAAGGAGCAGGTAATTTAGCTGGCGCCGCAGCTTCTCACGCTGAAGGCATTAGAAATGAAATAGGGCATAATGCCTACGCTTCCCATGCTGAAGGTATTAAAAATACTACCCAAAACAGAGCAGAGCATGCTTCTGGTCAATATAACAAATCAAACAAAGCGACAGATACATTTGGAGATTCAGGCAACACCTTGTTCTCAGTAGGTTGTGGTACATCGGATGCTGATAGGAAGAATGCTTTTGAGGTAATGCAAGATGGAACATGTAAATATTATGATGTTGCTACAGGTGAACAGATAAATGTTGGTGTTGCAAAAGAATTATCAAAACCTTTTGATTTGACGATAGGAAGCACAACTAAAAAAGTTGATGGTAAATCGGCTGTTACTTTTACGGCTGAAGAAATTAATGCTTCAAGACAATTTAATGGAGTTTTAATACAGAAATTAACTACGGCAAGTGCGGAAGCTGATATAAGAAGAGCATTTACTGAAGTAAATACTAAAACTGTATTGTTTCCAACTCCTGGTAGTGTTATAACCAAACTTAATGGGAATAACAAAGGTATCGTTGTTTCATTAAGTGAACCTGATGTTACGACATTGGGACGAAGCATAGTTGTATATTATGGTGACGGAACTTATACTATTGTTGTAAAAAATGACTTTACTAAAGTATTAGTACCTTGGAGAAAAGACAGTTCTTTGCGTGACCTGTACATCTCTGCGGGTGCGGTGTACAACGAGGCAACAGGCTTTTATGAACTGAATGGGCTGACGGACATTACCGAGGAGGAGATGAGGGTGATATATGAAAAGACTTGGGGATGGTGGCTGCATTTGCCGTCTTTGAATGGATTTGGTTCTGCTTTGCCTCGCACCAACATCCCATGCCCAGATTATAAAATCATAGCGTATGCTTCAAATATTAGCATACATTCTATTTTTTCTGCCTCGGGCAACGATGATAATTTAGAAGTAGTGAATTTAAGAGCTTTATACACGCCTACTGGTTTTGACGAGATTAAGATTGTAGATTTCAATTGGGCTTTTCAAGCAGACAAAAAAATTAGAGAAGTGCAGGGCATTATAAACGTAAAGGGGGCACGCTCCGATTTGAGTATAGGAGGAAATATTGAAACTATCAATATTAAAGGACTAAAAGTGAGTATTAGATTTTACAACAGCCAACGGTTATCCAAAGAATCAGTTTTATATATGATAAATAATTCAGAGGCAACATCGGCTATTACTATCGGTTTGCAACAAGCAGTCTATGATGTGATGAAAGATGATGCTGATATTATAGCGGCACTTGCGGAGAAAACAAATATAACCCTTATACAAAATACATAGAATCATGGTAACAAAACAAAACAACGAGATATTTAGCACAGAAGGAAAGTACGTGCATATCATAGGAACAGACTCTTATTTCAAGCGTGGACTTGCTATTGGTTTATCTGTAGAGCAATGCGAGGAAGTAGACGAGATACCGCAGACCATCAACACTAAAGCCTATGAGGACAAGGTAGACAGCCTTATCCGCAACCGCTACTCGCTCAGCGAGGAACTTGGCATACTGCGACAGAAAGACGTGAAGAAAGCGGAATATGACGCTTATTTCGCCTACTGTGAGCAGTGCAAGGCGGAAGCGAGGGAGTGGTTGAAGGAACATCCGAACGGCGATTTGCCGCAAGTGCCGCAAGTGGAAGACGATGAAAACGAGCAATAAAAAAACCTCCCGAAAGAGGTTGTTACACAACAAAGATAGAAAACATATTGAAAACCACAAAATGAATAAAGAAAAAAAATGACAGGAACGGCAGTTAATAATAGCCTACGCATAGGCACGGCAAGTATGGGAGTATTCCTCGGAGAAATCAGCACATTGCTGTGGGATATGCGGTGGCTGATGCTCCTCGCTGGAGCGCTGATTATCGTAGACTTGTGGCTTGGAGTGCATAAGAGCATCGCCAACAACGTTGACATCCGAGCAAGCCGCGCTCTGAGGAGAACGATGATGAAAATCGCCGACTATTTGTGCGTGGTGATTCTCGGAGCGGTGGTCGGCAAGGCACTCGGAGAACCGCTCGGATGCTCCGCCATAGTCATCGCCGTGGTGCTTATGTCGATAGCGTGCTTGTGCGAGCTTGACAGCATCATCAGCAACTGGGGCGAAATCAAGGGAGTGAAAATAAACGTCTTCAAGATTGTCCTCGGACTTGTAGGCTACAAGCGCAAGGAACTTGGAGAAGCGTTGAAAGGAACAATAATTAAAAAACGGAAGAGATGAAATATTTTACATTGAATGAGCTGACACGCAGCGACACCGCCGTGCAGAATAAGATAGACAACACTCCGACAGCGGAAGCGGTGAAGAACTTGACAGCACTCGTAGACAACGTGCTTGACCCTTTGCGTGAGATGTACGGCAAGCCGATATACATCTCCAGTGGCTACCGATGCCCACGGCTGAACAAGGCTGTCGGAGGTGTCGCTGGCTCACAGCACAAGACAGGACAGGCAGCCGACATCAATCAGCGAAGCCGCAAGGAGAACGCGCGTATCTTCAAGCTGATTGAGGAGAACCTTGACTTCGACCAACTGCTGTGGGAAAACGGCGGTCAGTGGGTACACGTGTCTTATCGTGCTGACGGCAAGAACAGAAGGCAAGTGAAACGACTTTGGAAGAAATGATATGAGAGATGACGAGAAATGCAGATATGTCTGCGTGGTGATAGGCTGGGTGCTAATTGCCGTGCTTGCGGTGATGTGCCTCGGATGCAAGTCGGTGCAGTATGTACCCGTCGAGACGGTGCGCACCGATACGTGCTACGTGAACAAGATTCGCACCGATTCCGTGTATGTGCGCGACTCGGTGGTCGTGGAGCGCGGCGGTGACACTATCAAGGTGACCGCCTGGCGGTGGCGCGAGCGGTACGTTGTGCAGCGCGACACCATCTATCGGAGCAAGACGGACAGCATTGCCGTACCTTACCCAGTGGAACGGAAACTGACCCTTTGGAAGAAGATGAAGCAGGACATCGGCGGCATTGCCATCGGTGCGTTCATCGTCGTTGTGTCGGCGGTCGTGATTTGGCTGAATATAAAGAAAATGAGGAAATGAAAAAGCTCCCGACATAAATAAAATATCACCACAACATCCTATTTATCAACACACAATCCGTGCGGTGTCGGGAGCCAATTATGCCTGAATCGCACGGACGTTTTGTGTCTTGTTAAAGATAAAGCGGATGTTGTGGTTCGGCAAAGGTAAGAAATTAAATAGGGAAAATCAAATGAAAACAATCGAAATCTTTGCCGAGGCAGTGAAATTCGCCTCAGAAGCATCCGACATTCCGAGCGACAGGATATTGTCGGAGAGCCGCGACGCTGACGTTGTGGACGCAAGAATGCTCGTTATACAAACGCTTTACGACATCGGACTATACCCTCGCAGAATAGCCGAGTTGTTCAGAATGACACCATCCAATGTGCGCCATCTGCTGACTGCTGACAATCGGAAAGCAACAAACAAAATCTACGCAAACAACTTGCAAGCACTGCGCAAGCACATAGCAAGCATCTTCTTTGACGCCGAGTGATTCCGTGCGATATTTGTGATGCGGTTGATATTGACCGTAATTTAAAATCAAACCATTATGACAGCGGAAGAAATGTTGGCGATGAGAGGAGTCGCCAAGAACGCTTGGGGAGAAGAGGAGAGCCGCCCTTGCTACAAGAGAGGACATAGCGGACAACGAGCCACAGGCATCGCACTCGGTGCGGTAGGTGTGGGTCTTGCCATCCTCGGCATCCCATTGGCATTGGTTGCCGCAAAAGCATTCGCATCCAAGGCGGAGGCAATGGCTAACGGCAACTCGCAGATGATTGGGGAAACCAACAACCTTGTACGCACTGTGGCGGCAGGGTTGCAGATGGAGTCACAGAACAGAGAGAACGCAATCCTTATGGAGCGCAAGGAACGTGTCGACAGCACTCCATCGGTGCAGAGCTACATCGACCTTGCAGTGGGAGCCGGAGCATACAGCGGTAGTTCGGCGAACTCGCAGGCGGCAGCCACAGCGGCAAACGTCTATGCGAACAATCCTGCGATGGAGAACTTCTCATTTGTGAGAACGATTCCTTATTCTCAACCTCAGCCGTGTTGCACACCGTGCTGCAACGGCTAACGGACTGCGGAGGGCGGCGGCACGTCTGCCGTCTTCCGCTATTTCGTATATGTTATGGGACTGTTCAGACGTAATATTGACCTTAAACGGATAGACGAGATGATTCCTACAAGCAAATTTGACTTGAAGATGCAATGCCTTTCCATAGCGAGGGGTGATGTAGACAAGGCAGTCAAACTATATGATTTTGTCGCAGGAGGACTTGACATCCCCGACGTCACCGCACCGCCGCCGACAACGATGCAACAAGTGAAGAACATCGCCGGAAGTGTGTTCGGCTGGGTGAAGGAGAACAAGGACGGACTGCTTGAGGCATACAACGTGGTAAGGTCGTTGCGCAACGGCAGTGTAGTGGAAACAGCGGCAGAGGCGGTCACCGACCTGCCGCCATTGGAATAGAGATATGGAAATAATGCAAATAACGATTCCGGTCTATGCGGAGAGCAAGGACGAGGCTGACGGAATGCGCAGCGCGTGGGTGGACTTCTCCAACCAACTGCGGTCAAAGGGATGTGTGGTCACTGCCGTCAAGACATCCGAGGCACTGAGGGCTTGGAACACCAACGCTCTTGTAAGAGCCGGAATACTCAAACATTACAAACGATGAACATAGTGCAAGCATTGAAGGCGATATTTGACCTTCTGAAGAAGAACTACGAGACAGTGTCGGCTAACAACAAATATCTTGAGAAGATATATGAGAGTCTGACGACGAATGACATATCGTTCACTGACACACCTGATGAAGGTGAAACGATTGACTGATTTCAGGTAACTTTAAAAATTGGATAGTTATGATTAATGTAACACCTATCGCAATTACCGCCACATCCCAGGAATATGCCTGTAGTGTGGTGGAGAATCTCTGCCAGGCATACTGCCTCGCTCAGAGCATTCAACCTCAGTCCGCAGTTTCCTACAGCATCGCATCGCAGGAAACGATAAGCGGAACAACGTTTGTCACCGTGCAGGCAACGGGAACGGTGACTTATCAGCCTCGCAACGGCAAGTGTTGCTGCAAGCCGCAAGTGAAGATGTTCACCGAGTCGTTCGACATCATCTTCAAGGGCAACGGCACACCGGCACTCGCCCTTACGCAGGGTGTGACAAGTCGGGCTCCGGCAAACGTGAAGTGCAACGGGAACGTTTATGGTTATTCGATGGTCACTGATGTGACCATTACTGCCACCTTTCCCGGATAGCAATGTGGCATCTGGTGCGGATAGTGTTGGCTTGCGTTCTGCTGAACCATCTCGGTCTCGCAGAAGAAATCGCAAGAAGGCTGACGGGTAAGAAACGTCTGCTTCCGCTGACGTGTTCCAAATGCCTCAGTTTCTGGTGTTGTCTGCCATATTCCGTCATCATCCTCGGATGGAATGTGGTGGACTGCATCAGTGCCTCGCTTCTGTGCGCCTATGCCGCTTTATGGTTTGAATTGCTTTTCAGTATTGCGAACAAATATTATGGAAGACTATGGGAACAGTTGTAAAATACATACCACCGAAGAAGACGGTGTACAAGACCGCCACGAAGATCGTGTGTCCGAAATGCGGAAAGAATTAGAACGCTTCGTGCGGTGCTTCCATCTCGGCAGGGAAGTCAGTCAAGCAAGTCCACAAGCTCCTTCTTGATGTCGTCGTCGATGTTGCGGTAACGGGAGAAAGCCTTGCTTCCATCCTTGTGACCGGACATAGAGCCGACAAGATTGGGGTCTTTGACCTGTTTGTAAAGGTTGCCTATGAACGTCCTACGTGCAAGATGGGAGGAGGCTATCTCGTTGATTGGTCTGCGCACCTCGCATCCTTTGGAAGAATCGTAGACAAGCACCGACCTTGTTATGCCGCAGATGGTGAAGAACCGCTTTATGGCTGCGTTGTATGCTTGGTCTGCGATGAAAGGGAACAGCCTGCCGTCCTTGTCCACTCCCATATATTTCTTCACAAGCATCCGCGCGCTGTTGTTCAGCGGCACTCTGACGATGTCGGTATGCTCGCTTCGTGTCTTCCGGGGGATATACTCCACGGCTCCGTTCACAATATTGTCGGTGGTCAGCCTTGTAAGGTCGGACACACGGCAACCGATGCAGCACTGGAATAGAAAAATATCTCTCTGCACCTCAAGGGAAGGATAGTCGGACAAGTCGTAGTTGGCGATGCGGTTGCGTTCCGCTATGCTTATATAATAAGGTGTGCCGTATCTCTCCGCTTTCACCGACACATTGTCGGTCGGAGAGCGGTCGATAATTCCCAGCGTCACCATCTCCTTGAACAAAGAGCGCAGACGTTTGAATGTAGTGCATATATAGTTCGCTCCGCCAATTTTCTCCACATCCCTAATGTAAGACAGGAATTTCCTAACGTCATCCTCCGACATCGTTTTCAAAGTAAGACTGTATGAAGGGGAGTATTTACGTCTGAACACCTCGAAACTTTTCAGTTTGTTCTTCAGCACATCATATCCTCGCAACGTTCCCAAAGCGATGTTCTTGTGGGCGAGCAGGTCGGCAAATTCCTCATCGAGAACCATCGGTTCTTCCTTGTCTTCCGGATTAAGAACGTCCTCCACCATTCTCTGCAAGTCACGGCTTGTGCGTATGTCCGCATAGTGGGAGGAGTAGACACGCATAATGATGTCCTTGAGATAAGCCACCTTGTTGTCCACATCTTCCCTATAAGCTATCTGGCACATCGCACGTTGCTTGATGCATTCCTTTTTTGAATCCCATAGGGATGGGTACACCATAATATGGCTGATGAAGTATAACTGCACCTTGCGTCCGTCACTCAGACGGAAGCGTATTTTGACCTCGGAATCTTTGGTCGTTCGGATGAATGCTTTGATTGTTGCCATACGCAAAGGTATGAAACTTGCACAACACTTGCACAACATTTGCACAACATATTTGTTATTGGTTGTGATTATTTAATACTGTCTGTATAATCAAACATTTCAAAATACTGATTGTCAAGTGATATGAAAACAAACCAAGTAAATGGCTAACAGATAACGTTGTCCGGGTAAGACAACAAGGGTAGTCTGACTATCAGAAAGTTATGGTGGATGTGCAGTGGATTTGCACAACATTTGCACAACACGGACAAAAAAAAAGGGGGACGGTTCTCACGAATCATCCCCCTTTGTCATTAACCAATAACACTAACACAAACTAAAAAGAATTATTTTATCCTTCCGTCATCCTTCGGAGTTATCTCAAAGGATGCCTTTGTCAATCTTTGTCCGGGAGACATCGTGCCGACAAGCACGAGGCGGAAAGCCTTGTATGGTGTGCCTTGTATGCCGGTGATGTATCTCTCAACGCTTGATGCCACCGGAGTCCACCGCTTGTAGTCTATCGTTCCATACAAGGCGGTCTTTATCTTGTCTCCGCGGGCGATCATCGTGTTGACCGTCTTCAGCGCATCTCCGTCACCGAATGTTATGGGGCGTGACACTGCGGCAACAACGACATCGTCTTCGTTCTCCTGCGACAGGTCTATAATGTCCGACCTTGTGCTCTCCATAATCTTTGATGGTACGGACACCTGCACTACGCTGTTTGGGTAAGAGTTGACGATAGCGACAACCTTGCCTGTGCGCACCTCTCCCCATTGCTTGCTCCGGAGCGAGTAGGTGGGGGCGAAGACATTGCCCGGATTGCAGATGAGAATCCGTTGCCTTACGTAGTCGTATGCTATACGGCTTCCGCTGAGGAATCCTTTGAACGATTCAAACGAGATTCTGTCGGGCGCCAAGAGCTTCGTAAAGCCGGGGAGCGCAGACGGGCTGAACCACTCACCGTCCAAAGCCTCTGACAGGCACTGCGTTTGGGAGCCTTGAAGTACCATCAGTCCTCTGTTGGAAGAGAAGAGGATTGCATCGTCTATCTGCGTTATGCTGTCGGCATTATTGACAATGTCTCTTGTCACCGGAGTGACGGAAGCGATGCCTCCGTTCTCGTTGGTCTGCAACGCCCATATTCCTTCATCGGTGAATGCGTATAGGGGGTACTGACCGAATTGCCCTTCAGACAAAGCTTGCGTTGTTGAAGACAGCCCTATGATTTCACCGAAGCCAACCGTGTTTATACCTGTCACAGGGAAGTAGAACGGCATATTTACAGCAGATGTATAGACTTTGTTGGGCTCCTTGAACATCTTGTCGGTGGTCACCGGATCAGTACCCGTTGCCGCAGTTTCCCAAAACTTGTCAGTCTTGTCCCAAATGCATTTCTCGTCCCAGAAAGGGAACACATAGAATGCTCCGTTGAGGAAATCGTGCTGCTTCATCTCCACCTGCATATAGACAGGTTCGTTTGGGGTGACCCCCACTCCGTTATTTATCCTCTTGGCAATCATCTTAGTGGCGAATGTGTTGGGGTAGAACCCATAGAGTCCTATGTTCTCAGGATATAATCCGTCATTCTCAGGAGCCACAATGAATTGCCCCGATGAGTTGTGTAGCTCATACCATACGGAGAATGAGTACTGCACACTGCCGTTATACCGTTGTGCCGCTGATGGATTCCATCCCCCAAAGAACTTTCGGCTGATGTTGGAGATGTTCAGCCTTGAATTGTATACAAACGCCTGCTTGGGCAACAACGATTCGTGGCTGTTGTAGTCATCGGTCATGACCTCCTTGTTGACCAACGATGAGAGATAGGAGTCTTGTATGTCAATCTTCCTCATAGCCGTATATTCCTTCAGCTCCGATATGGGAATAGACTTGAGCAGATAAAACAAAGACTTGTTCTCCACATCCTTTTTTATCTCATCATTGGTAAACTTAGGCAAGGTGAAATACCATTTGTCGCCCAAAGGGAACGTGTTGTAATGAATGCCGAATCCTAATGTGTCGGGAGAGAATATGCCGTAGTTAATACGGGTGTCTGATGTTTTATACTTTGCCTTGTGGCAGTGTTCGTCATCTATCTTGTCGTATCCGCTTTGCTTGTATGTGTAAATAGGTGCGCTGATGAAAATGTCGACACTCTTTATGATGTCGCTGAAATCCTCCAAGGCAGACGCATCGGACAACGCATTGCACAAAAGTCGGCAAGGTGTGCAACTTATGTTTATTTTCGTTTCAGTGTTGCCCACAGCCAATTCGGGTGCGATAAGATACATAGGTTCAAAGGTGCTTGGAGTCATAAGGATAGGAGCCGAGTGCATCGTGAGTGTCGTGCCGTCATAAAGACGGTATGCGTATCTCACAAAGAAAGGGAATATGAACTGTCCATACTTGGTGTTGTTGGCGATGACCATATTCGCTATTACGCACAACTGCTGTTCCAAATCCCTTTGGTTCTCCTCCCTCATCCAATCCGAGCTCTGTGCCATATCCCACTTCGTTTTGAATGTCAGTTTATTGGGGAGACTCTCGCTCTCGTCCAACGACCAACCCTTTATGTAAGTGGACTCTTGCAAACCGAAACGCAGGTTCGGTTCTGGGAGATGAGTGCCGAGATTCTTATAGACGAACACACCCGTGTCCTTGTCTTCTTTCCAAAGGAAATAGCGCATTTCGTTTTTGGAGTAGGCGATGAGCGTGTTGCCCACACTCACGATCTTGGGGAGCCCGGCTACATATCCTATCTCCTTGAAACCGCTGTCGCCGTCCTCCGCTGTCGGAGATATCTGATAGTACAGTTTGTTGTCCTTGAAGAAGATGTAGTGTTCGCTTTCTGAAGTCACGGAATGCACGAAGAGTAGTTGGTACTTGTCGGTGACGTTCCACAGGCATTTACCTTTGCCGACCGCCTTCAACTCGCCTTCTTCCGGGATAAGGTTCACAAGGTGCGACATCACTCCGTCTTGTGCGCTATAGTCTGAAGGAGCATTGGAGATGCCCACAAATTCAATGTCTTTATTCATCATACAGATTGTTTCTCGTTATCAACGGCAGAGCCGTCCCAATGTTGTCCATCTCCACTGCGGAACCCACGGGCAGGTGAGCCTCCCTCTTTCCGCACAGAACGATGATTTTCTTTGCCAAGTCGTAGAAATTGGCACGGAGGAAATTGCTTCCGAAGTTGACCTTACGGCACACACCGCGGAATTTTCCTTTCACATTCCGTTCAGCGACATAAAGATAATATTCACCGCCCGCGTTCCACACATTGATGGCATCGCCGGGGTGCAGACCGAGAGTCTTGCTGACCCTTGACGTTATGTCTATCTGTCCGTTCTCACGGAAGTATATATCCGGTTTTCTTGTTTCCGCCATTCTCATTTCCTTAAAATTTTGAAGTAGTAAAAATCCTTGCATCGGCATCGCACCACTTTCTTCCTTGCAGTCTTGCCACACTCTATCCCATAGTCATAATAGATGCGGTTGACGGAAGGACACGTTGCGTTGAAACCGAAGGTATTGTGCTGAAAGTTTTTCTGCAACGGAGCGAAGGGGGTGTCCTTGCCCACAAGGTCGGGATGGTTAACGCAGAACCCATACTCCAGCCCATCCGAGAACATATGAATCTTATTCTCATCCATATCCACAATATCAGCTATCACTATCTCCGCCAAGCGCGGAGATAATGTGACTGAGTTATCTGTATCATCCAACACGACATACAGCCTGTTAAGCATCTTGTCAAGAATCCGTCCAATCATCGTTTTGTATTTGGGTAAATCAATCTACTGCGGAAACTTATGGTTTCGATGTAGGAGAACGACAAGTTTCCAGTTTTCAAATCACGCATATGCTGTTCCGCGTCAGCCTTGTTATCAAAAATGAAACTGCAAATCTCATATTTTCCGGTTCCTTTGGTGTTGACTATGTTGGCATAGTACTTATACCCCAGAAGGTATGATATTATTCGTTGAATCAAAGACATTTCCATAAATAAACTTTTTACTAAGGTAATAATTAATCGCCTATCAGACAACTTTTTTTGTTAATCTTAAAGCTCTGTTTTCTCGTTTACTCGTTCGAACCGCTTGCACGCAGGGCGCATCTGTGACGCGTTGTAAGAAGGCCACTTGCAATGTCCCTTTGCGGCAACCTCATATCTGTAGTTGGCGCACACTCCACAGCAATGGAACTTGTCTGCCTGTGCCACGCTGATGCTCTTCAGCTCTCTAATGGCAGCGTCGATGCAAGCCTCCAATGCCGCCCGCTTGCGTTTGTTCACTTCGTTCACCTGCGCTGCCACGCTCTTCTCCTCGATGGCGATGCACGCTTTTTGTATAGCCACAAGGTTGTTGATGCTCGGAGGAGTGATTTTCAGCGGCACTTCCGCGCACGCGGCTGCAAGACGTTCTGTGTATTCCTCGGCAAACTCAATCGCCATAAGCGAGAGAAACCGCACCACCTCACTCTGTGCGTTTATGTCGGAATCGTCGACATCATAATTGAGCGAGCGGATAAATTCCTCCACGTTAAGGCGGAGTAGCGAGAACACCTTCTTCGTGTCCTCGAAGAAGCGGTATTCCAAGAACTGCATCAATTGCAGTTCCGCACCGAACATTCCTCCTTTCAATTCTTTTTCGAGGTCACGAATAGCGTTGCCAAGGTCACAACTGACACGCTTGTAGATTAGATTGCCGTCCTTGTCGGTTTTGAAGTTGAAGCACAGATAGCGGAGCCGTTCCGCCTCACGGATCGTGAGCAGTGCGATGAAGAGTGGTTTAAGCACGAGGTTTCTGACCTCGCAAGGTTGGAGCGGTTTTGGTGACAGCTCCGGAGCCACTGCAGTCCGTCTTGCGGTCGCTGCCGTCAGTCTGATAGGAAATAGTATCATCGACATTCGTTGATAAATCGTTCTTGTTGTTTGTCGTAAAATTCTTTGTTAATCTCGCAACCTACAAAGTCAAAGCCGAGATTATATGCGGCTATCCTTGATGAGCCACTGCCTAAATGCGTGTCAAGAATCTTGTCACCTTGCTTTGCAAAGGTCTTAATGAGATATTCGTATAACGCCACAGGTTTCTGCGTTGGGTGTATACGTTTCTGTCTGTAAGAATAACTGAATAGTTTCGCTGGCGCCTTGAACGATGTCCACAAGTATTCGCACGCAGAGAAGTTTTTCCACGGCTGTCGCTTGTCCCACACTATGAAACATCTGCAAGGAGGAAGATTGAAATAATTCCCACCGCAAATTATCTGATTCTTCGACACGCGGAACAACTCCTGGAAATATTCATCCGTAGGCGGAATATCCCATTCCATCGGCATTGTGTTCAACACCCTTATACGCTTCTTGCCTCCCGTAATACCCACGCCACTCGCTTTAAGACCATAAGGAGGATCGACAATGGCTAAATCAAAAGCCTTATCGGGGAGAGTGTGCATATACTCTATGCAGTCAATGTTGTACGCTATATTCATTGGGAAAAAGAAAGGGAGGAAACCGATGCTTCCTCCCTGTTGTCCTCTGGGGTTTGGGCCAGGCCAAGTTTCTTATCTACGATAGTAGAAATTTTTCGTTTCAATCCACAGCCTTTCGGCTGACAAAGTTTTGAATCGTTTTTCGTTTAAATCCACAGCCTCTAAGAGGCTGACTCCTTCGGACACCACAAAGATAGTGAAGAGAGTATCGTAGATACAAGAGCTTTAACCTAATTAACAGAGGGAGGTTAATAATGTTAAATGTTATTCTTTAAGTTTTTTAATGTTCAATCTGATTCCGTTGACGACACAGAACTCGCACATATAAAGTGCGGCAGTCATAAGGTCTTCGCCCTGGGGCAAAATGCCAACCATTCCATCCCAATCCCAATCCAGCGTCCATTTTCCGTCATCATCTCTCGATATAGACAAATCACCCGATAGCCAATTGCTCTCTGCTAAAGAATCAAAACAATGCTCATTAATTGGAACGTTAAGGGAGAATGCTTCACTCTGCTCTGAATCTTGGACGTTAGGAATTAGATTCAGTACATTCTCCAACGTGCAGTATTCTTCTTTTAAGTCTATACCACAGTAAGTCTGTAAATAAGCTCTAACTTCTTTTTTTGTCATAATTTTTAAATAAAATCATAAATGGCAATATCGCCTTGTGGGTTCTGCTTGTTCTTCTTGTTGCGCCTCCACGCATAGGCGAACGGCACGATCTTCTCGTACCACCGTGCGTCCTCCATCATGGAGCCTACGTACTGGGTAAGGTTCGGCTTGTAGCCGAACTCCGCAATCTGCGCCCAATCGCCTTTGCGGTTGCCACCGAAGAGGCGTATTATGTTGTCTTTACTCCACTCTTGGCAGAGCTCCTTGAAGTAGAAAACGTTGTGGTTTTGCTTGTCTGGGTCTTCGAGAATCAGACGGACAAAGGCAGGTTGATTGTCGCGAATTATCAGTCTGTACAACTTCACCAAGACATCAGAAGGCCCGACCTTGTGTGAGCATTCGTAGAGTCCGTGGGCAAAGTAGGGTTCGCCCTTTTTGGTGAAGCGGATGCGCAAGTCGAAGCATCGTGCGCCATCGTGCCACTGTTCCTCGATTGTCTTGCTCTGACCCCGAGCGAACGGAATCATAAACCATCCATACCAGTGCTCAGGTGGTAAAAATGTCATTGAATTGTGTGTGCCGATTATCGGCGTTCCTTGTTTCTGTTCCATTGTCTTCAATCAATTTTTAATTCAAAAAGTAATAGTTGAGAGGAATGGATTTGCACCATTGACCTGCTGTCGAGGGGATTGAGCCGACAACTCCGCACCTCTTATTGGTTGTCATCATGTGTGCCGCTGTTCCTTGCTGCCGCTCTACTGCCTGAGCTACCTCTCAATGTGGCAAGCACCACCACTTGGTTTTGCGTATGATGCCTACCGTGCTTAACTAACTCATACTTATTTTATCGAATATCATAGATTCATTCTCCTTATCTCGTTAATTTTATTAACAACTTCGCCGACTGAATTGTCGGTTGAAAACTTGTGGATAAGCGCCCAGTCGTTGGCTATCGGTCTGAGAGCCGCTTCCGCCACGAGCAGCGCAGTGAGAAACCTGCTGTTCACACGTTTGTCTTTTTGAATCTGTTCTTTCATTTCTTTGGTTAAAATGGTAGTTGTTCCCGATTTGCCGTCACCATCGTAGCCGTTGGCATATCGGCAAGGTCGGAGAATCTTGTGTATTGCTTCTCGTAGGCAGCAATGAATGATGTCGTACCCGTGTTTCTGCCTTTAGCGACGATAATCTCCGCTGTGCCGTGGGTGCTGACGTTGGCGAACCTGTCCTTGTAGGCAAGGTTCTTACCCTCCGTCTTGTAGTACTCGGGGCGGTAGACGAATATCACGTTGTCGGCATTCGACTCAATCTCACCGGAGCCACGCAGACGGGCGAGGGAAGGGTAGGGGTTCATGCGGTCACGGCTGAGTTGGGAGAGCAGAATGATGCTCACGTCAATCTCACCGGCGAGCCGCTTCAGCGTGGCGCAGATGTCGCCTATCTCCTGCACACGGTTGTCAATCTTGCCCATCGAGATAAGCTGGAGGTAGTCGATGACAAAGAGTTTCGCCTTCTTGCGGTAGGCAAGCTGACGTATCCAGGCGCATATCTTCGCCACGCTCTGCGCCTTTCGGTTGAACCACATAGGCAGCGTTCCAGTCCTCTCCACTGCGGCGCCCACGCGGTTGTAATCGTCCGCTCCGAGCCGCTTGTAGAGAATGTCCGAGGAAGACACCTGCGCATCGCCCGACACCATACGTGCCGCAAGCTGCATCACCGACATCTCCAGCGTCACCACCCCCACACCGACACCCGCGGTGGCGGCATTGAGGGCGAACGTCAGCGCAAGGGAAGTCTTGCCCATAGACGTTTCGCCGGCGATAATGGTCAGGTCTGTTGTGTGCAGTCCTCCGCGCTCGTCTATCCCTCTAAGTCCCACGGGGATTTCCGGTGCGTTGTGCGTCCGTGACTGATTGTCGAACACGTTGCGCATCACCTCGTTGCAAGCCTCCTCAGCCGTCACCATTTCCGTGGTGTTCGACACAAGGCAGTTGGCAATCTCCGAGTTGAGCCGCTGGAGGGTCGTCTCAGAAGGCTCGAGCGGTTGCATAAGTTTCTGCTGCGCCTCCATAATCGCGGCAAGCGTGCGCCTCCTCACAAGCAAGTCGGTCAACAGTTCGTCCGTTCCGTAAGCGGAAGTCACGGGACGAGCACACTGCTCGTTGAATGCGAGGAATGCCGCCTTGTCCACCGTCATCAGCCGTGCCGTCACCGCCATCATATCGGCATCGCCCCCGTTGTTGCGGATGTACAGCATCGCCTCCCATATCGTGCGGTTTTCAGGAACGGTGAACACCTCGGGGTCAAGGACATCGGCAAGGCGGTAGAACTCACCGCTGTTGGTGACGCAGGCACTAAGCAGATTGGCTTCCGCTTCCGGATTGCACAGGCTGTTCATACTCTGGTGGTTTATATGATTCCTTGAAGTTCTTCATTCTCTCAAAAATCTCCTCCTCAAAGCGCGGAATGCCTATGAAAAAAGGCTTGCCGTTGCCGACATCCTGCATATAGTGCCGCCCGAAAGCCGCGAAAATCTCGTCATTGTAGCCGAGAGCGGCGATGTGCGGAGCCATAAGGTCGTAGAGGAACTCGTTCCACGCCGGCGGCTGGGCAAGTTCTCCGTTGGCTCTACGGATGTTTAAGAGCGAATCAGCGTGCTTCTTCGCGTCTTGGATGGTCTTGTAGTCCTGACCACGCTCAATCCAGCCACGCTTGATGGTGTGAATCTGCACGGCAAGTCTGTCACGTGGTAGGTTGTACTTGTAGCACATAGCCTCCACCCACATATCCTCGCCCATCAAAACGTCCTCAATCTCCGACACTGGAATGATCTCCGTTGCTGTCGGCGATGTCGGTTTTTCTCTTTCTTTTGCTACGACGTAGTCGTAGTTTTCTTTCTCTTCAGGGGCTTTTTCTTCTGGGGTAGTAGGGGGTGTGGGGGAAGAAGGGGTTTCTTCTTTTTCGGAAAAACCTTCAGAAACCATAGGTTTTTGCTCTTGTAACCTATGGTTTTCGGTATCATAACCTATGGTTTTGGGAGGTTTTTGCTCTTGTAACCTATGGTTTTGGGAGGTTTTTTTTGGTCTTCCACCCTTGCATCCTCCTGCTCTCCGTTGTTTATCCGCCTCAATCGTTGCCGACAGCAGTCCGACAATAAGTTTGCCGACCGCATCGTCCTCGGCAGGCATAATCCCTCTGAGCGCATAGTTGAGCAATGCTTTCAGCGCGTCTGTCTGTGCCTCCTGAGGAAGCGTTTCTATTGTGTCGAGCCATGACTCGTGGAAGGTGAATTTATTGTTTGCCATCTTTCTCTTTGATTTTGGCTGCATAGTCATTGAGCAGCCTGTGGTAACTGATTCTGTCGGTGGTGACCAGATGTCTGATTGCCTTCAGCGTTTCCTCGTACACCGCACGGTGGATTTCGATGAACGGCACGAGGTGCGGTGGGTTGGAGACCTCCTGCATCCTCTGAATCATATCATACAGTTTCTCTTCGTCAATCATACCTCTTGATTTTTATTGGGAGGTTCGCGGACGTCCACGCAAGAAGCATAGCGTCACGCTCCTCCTGGTTGCTCCGCTTGGCGGTATAGCCGGTGATGGCGCATATCTCCTCGTGGGTGATTTTGCGGTTTTTCCCTGTCCATATCTTGCGCAGGGGCGGTTGGAGACGTACATCAAGGCTGAAGTGCCGCGCTATGTCGGCAATGTCGATGCCTATCTGATGGTTGCGCCCCACGTGGTAGCCTTTTTTAGCCGCCACCGCCTTGCTGTCGGAAGGCAGTGAATGGAAGTTGTGGGCAGTAGTCCAAGAAGCCTCCACCACCACAGCGATCGTCAACGTGGGATATTCGTTGCGCACTCTGCGGAGGTCGTCCAACAGCGTGGGAAGCGTCATTGTGGTCGCTTCAATCCTTTTTGTTCTTGGCGAGAGTGTGGCGACACCGCTTGCCTCCACGTCAGGGTCGATGCCGATGATAATGTCGTGTGTCATAGATACTCCTTTCTTCTGTTGATTTCAATTTCCGCCTGTCTAATCATATACTCTTCCTCTGGAGTGGGAATGTACCAACCTTCGGTGGCCGCCCAGTTGCGGAAGCGTTCTATTGCCGTTGTCATATCCTCTGTTGACAAGTCTCTGCTTGATTTCAGCGTCCTCACGTTCTGTTGCAGACGGGTGTCGTAGCGTCCGGTGACAAACAAATCTGCGTTGCAGTGCGCCTTGAAGTAGTACCGCTTCACGTAGTCCATCGTGTTGCCCGTCTCCATTGCCACAATGCCGATACAGACGTGCAGGTAGCGGTTCTGTGGGTCGCTACGCTGCTTTCTCTCGGTCAGTTCAACCGAGGGCGAGTGCTTGTCAATCAACGACTGCAAGCGTGTCTTTGCACGCTCACAATCGTAGGGATTGGAAAGGTTGAACCACATAGTCCGTTAGAATGGAAGATCGTCAGATGATGCAGACGGAGCCGCCTCAATCTGTTCAGGGGTAGGCTGGCTTGGCATAGGCTTCAGCTCGGAGAAGTCGCCGATGTAGTAATTCTCGCCTTCCACCTGCTGGTCTTTCGGCACGCTCACCTTCATCGAATGGGTGTATGTACGCTCGCCGAAGGTGGATGGAGTCTTGCGTTCCCACAGACCGACATTCAAGAAAACGTGTTCTGTACCATCCTTGCACATTACTTTTTTGAAAAATCTTTTTGGAACCTTGGTCAGGTCGATGCTTCCTGTGTAGTTGCTCATAATGCTGTGATTCTTATTGATGATTTTACTTTTGTTGTCTTGATGTACTCTCTGTAGGAATCAGGATGTTCCTCCTTGAATCTCTTGGAGTCGAATGTTTCTTTGGTGGTGGGGTCGATGTAGGTAAGCCGCATATTGTCGGTTTCCCACTTCTTCACACCAGCCTTCTCCATCTCGCTCTTCATCCGCTCGGAGAACGTCTTCACCTGCTCCTCTATCTCTTTTTTCTTAGCGAGCAGGTCGAGGATCTGCATCTCCATAGCCTTGTAGCGGTCGGGCAACGTGTTGACGCTCGGAAGTGGGTTGACGAATTGCCGTCCTTCCACCTCGGCGGCGAGGAGAGAGTCAATCACGCCGTCAGGAATGCGCTGTACCTCCGTTATTTTAGCCTTGTCCCCACGAAGCCAGATGGCAAGCAGACCGACAACCTTGCAGCCTGGGTTCTGCCGCTCGAAGAATGTGGCGTAGATGGACAGTTGCCAACGTACCTTGTCCTCGTTGAGATTGCGCACGGTCTTGATGTCGCCAAGGATATACTCCGTTTCGGAGACTTTGAACACCTTGTCTATAGGAGAGGCAAAGTGCTCGTTGTCGCTGACAACGTACTCGGATTCACACGGAACGTAGCCGCCCTCCTTGATTAGCCGTTGGTAATTTACCACTTCTGGAATATCCTCGAAAGTAGTGCCGAAGTCGTCGCAGAACTCCACTTGTGCGTGGATTGCACTGCCACGCTCGGCTGCGGCCTTCAGCGTCTCTTCGTCAACTCCGGCATATTCATCGGGAAACAATTGCCGGTGGAGCATCCCAGTGATTCCCTGCAACGCCCTCCCGTCGGGCGCGGTATAGGTATGCCCGACGGGGTCAAATACAATTTTAGAATATCTCAACATATTAGCCTTGTTTTAGTTGTTGTTTTCTTTGGGAACAGGCGGTGATTACCGCTTCGTCCTTGCCGAAGTAATAAGAGTTCTTCTTATATATCGTAACGACTTCCTCCTCGGTCTGTGCGGCATACACCGCCGCTATTACTGCCGCCTTGTCAGGAGCAGGAATCTTGGGTGCTGGAGCAGTCGCCTTTGCCTTGTCTGAGCCCTTCGAGGTTGCCGTATACTCCTTGCCGTTGTTCAGAGCGTCTGCGTCTTTGGTGTCGTCGATTGCGAACAAGCCGTTGAGCGCGTATTTTCTCGCATAGGATGAAGCAGAACCTGTCACTTGGCTTCCGTCCATTCCTTTTTTTGACGCTTCCTCACGGGCGAATGCCTGGCTGGGCAGCGACCGTTCTCCGTCAGACAGTGTTGCGGTCGCCTTGACATAAAATCTGTCTCCAAGCATCACAATATCATCGGTGATGGTTAGAAATAGCCCCTCGGCTTTGAGGAGAGGCTTGACCGCCTCGAGGATGTCCTCGCCGTTGCGGTAGTTGTAGCCGCCGAATTTGTTCCATTGATTCTTCGGTGCTTTGAGTTGCGATTGCACAGCAATCACACGCTCGGTGAATGTCTTGTCTGCCATATCTATATAAGTTTTTTATCCGTTAGTATACATAGCACTTTCGTGGAGGCGAGGAACGATGCCAACGCCCCAACCTTGATGAGAGCGAACGGCAATAGTGCCGCACTCTCGTCCTCGTTGCATAGGAGGACGATGCTGACTCCCATCCACACGGTCATCAGCAGGTAGATGATTAGTTTCTTCATATATTTAGTTTTTTTAATTGTCTGATAAAAAGGAGACTATCCTCACAGACCGCCTCCCTGAAAAAAACATTGTCAATAATGAATCGAAAGTAGTAGTCGGCTCGGAGGAATCGAACCTCGCCCCGGTCGTAGAGAATTGGATAAGAAGTTGTTAATAATTGACGACCGAAGCCTGCCTGTGCGAGCCGTGATGCCTCCCATATCCTCACGGACGGAGAGGCGATGAAATCTCAATCGTTAAAAAGAATGTAAGTGGCAGAGGGGGGGGGATCGAACCCCCTGCGACACCAAGTCTCTAATGAGACCGCCAATGATTTGACGGCAGTCACGAGGAGGAATCGAACCTCCCCTCGGCATCTTGCCACCGCTCGGAATATATAGAGTGAGCAGTCAATTGCTCTGTAAGGAGTGCTGCTCGTTGGTTGGTTGTTTACACTGCGGCGTCATAGGCTCGCCGCGTAGCCCCAGCACCTGTTGCATAGTCGGTGCTGACCACATCCGCAACGCCAACTCACACACTCGGCTGGAATGCTTATTGTGTGCGACTCGTTGCGGTCGTTATGCTTGTAGTCAATACGTCAATGTACTCTTTGTAGGCAGGATGGGAATCAAACCCATCCGTATACCATACTGCCTTATTCGTAGATGAATGCGTCGGAGCATTCGTATCCAACCATATCACAGAAGAACTGAGCTTCTTGAAGAAGGTGCGTATATGTGGGACCGTCCAATATCGGCGAGATTGCCCACTCGCCGGAGATGTAGCGGTTGCACTCGACCAACAAGTCGTAGGTCTTACCGTCTACGCCTGTCACCTTAGTAGTGACCTCCGCATCTTGTTCGGCATCTTGTTCGGCTTGTGCTATCGCTTCCTTGCACTGTCGGATAGCATCGTTCAGCGATTCACACTTGATTCTTATCGGCTTGCGGCTTTCGAGGATTCTAATATTCTCCTCGTACTCGTCCGCCCATTCAATCAAGGCTTTGGCGGCAGCCTCGTCTGCTTCTTTCACTTTCGGTGCGCTCTCTCTGAGAGCTGCTTCAGCAGCTTTGTAGGCTTCGAGCCGCTTCGCCCATATAGAAGGGCGGTATATGCTTCTTACATCTTCTTCCATATCTATGACCATTCATATACATTGGTATATCCGTTGATGGCTTCGTCAAGGTCGCCATCATTCTCTATCTCCACGTCGCCCAACTCACCATCGCAGGCGGTTATGTCAATAATGCTGACGCCGTAAGCGTCCTCACCGTCCTCTGGTTCTGTGTAGGTCGCCGCGTGGTAATGCCTGTTCTCTGCCCACATATTGTAGAATACGGAGATGGCTAAACCATCGACCTCTGTCCAAAATTCCCATTTCTCGTATGGATGGGTGAAAGCGTCCGAATATGATTCGTCGACTTCTTTTTTAAATTCTTGCGCGATTTGCGCGATTTGCGCTTCGCTCAGTCGGACTTGTGTCAGTTCTGCTTGCATACTCTATATATTTAATTGGTTAATGACTGAACACCTTGTCAAGGTCGCTCTTCTTGATTCTGATTACGTTGCCGTTCCGTCCGGCATGGAGCCATCCACCACGGATGCGGTTGTGGATTGTTCCCACGCTGACGCCCACATATTCGGCAGCCTCCTTGATGGTAAGGAGAGGGTCTTCCTCCTGCGGCTTTACCGCCTCGAGCAGACATTCGCCCCAAGCGAGGAAAGCCTGTCGCAGTTGTTCGGTGGTCACTGAGATGGTGACGCTTTGACCAGACTGTAGGATGCTGTTGATGTCAAGCGTATTCATTTCGTTCTCGTTGCGGTTGTCTTCAGTTCGCGGTAGTTCTGCACTACGCTGATTCTTTTCTTTCCGCCTTTGTTGATAGTGCAGGCGGCAGCACGGACGGTAGATGTGGAGGCTTCTCGGTAGCCGAAGACAACTACGTCACCGACCTCCATCTCTCTCAATGTTGCCCTTACGGACAATTTTTTTACCTTTTTCATTGCTAATTAGTTTTATATTAGTAACTTTGTGGTCTTAATAAGTATTCGCTTTATATCTTTGTTTTGGAATACGACACAAAGATAGAGGTTTTTCTCAGAGAATACAAGGAATTTTCTCAATAAATTCTCTCAAAATATATTATTTGGAATGATTCTAAATTAAGAATAATGGAAGAGACTATAAAAGAGCGAGTTATAAAAATTGCCAAACATAAAGGGCTTACACAATCTGGGCTGGAGCGAGAGTGCAACCTATCCAATGGGTACATTCGCAACATTAGAGCGACACCTTCTCAGAAGATTATTGATAGAATCTTAAAGAGATTCCCCGATATTTCGCTGCGATGGTTGCTCAATGGAGTAGGCGATATGTGTTGTAGCGACATATCAGACGAGGAATTGCAGAGGCAGGTGGACGAGGCTAACGCAAGGGACCAACATATCGGCGGCAACTCCAGCCACAACACGCAGACGATGACAGAGAACAATGATGTCGTTATCGGAATGTTGCGAGACCAGCTCGCTGAGAAGAACGAGGAAATCAAGTTCCTCCGCTCCTTGATAGCAGAAATGAATCAAAATAAATAATATTATGAGAAGGTTTTTTGTAGGGATGCACCTGATAGACTTGAAGATTGTGGAGGCACTGCACCTGCATAAGGATATGCACCTTTGCAGGAGAGTAGTGGGGTGGTCTCCTTTCGTTGGAGCGGCAATGATGATGGTGCATCTGTCCGCCCTTGTTTGCGGTTATCATTGGTCGCTTGCCAATGTCATAGGCAAGAGTTCCTTGATAGTGTTCTTTCTGCTCTTGTGCCTTTCGGTGACGTTCGGATATTGCTGGATTCACAGAGCATTCCTCCTGTACAATTTCGTGGTAAATATTGTGTTGGAGGTTCAAAAGATTGTGCCTTTCGGAGACATTCTTGCTCCGTCGAGATGGATAATGCTCGGAGTGGGAGCCTCGTTGTTCCTGATTTATGTTAGATACAAATGGATTTTCAGATATAAAAAGAAGAAGTAAAATGGATAAGACAAGGACTGCTCTTTGCAGTATTGCTGTTGGCGGTGCATTGCTGATAGGATGCGCTTACGTCGTGGTGTGCGCACATAATGGTCGGTATCTTAGGGTTAGCGATGAGGTCGTTTATGATACTTGGAGAGACAAGTATGTGCTTTTCACTGACTATGGGAGTACGGGATGGATCGAAATCGGGAAATGAAAGAGATTATGAAGAAACTGATGATTGCGTTGGCTATGCTGTTGGGTCTTGCTTCCTGCCATAAGTGGGACGGCAAGACGCTGTATTTTTCCCCCGTGGATGAGTTGGTGCATATTGATCCTAATTGTGGTAATATCGTGCGGTACGCTGACGGTCGTATATTCCCGATAGAGAGAGCGTCCCTGTCGGACGCTGATGCCTTAAATCTGTGTCCTATCTGCGTTGACGAGGAGACCAAGCGAGAGATATTGGCGGCAAAACGTAGCAGGATGAAGATTATAAAGTCGGAGAATGATTCTTCAGCGTGGTGGTCTGAGACAACGTATGTTAGCGATGAAAACTAAGGCATTGTTAGCGATTTTGCTTGCTCTGCTGGCATCTTGCGGAGAGGAGAACCGCACACAGAAGCAGGTTGATGACGCATATGTGCAAGGTTATGAGGAAGGCAAGAAGGCTGGATATGAGCAGGGATATGAAGAAGGATATGAGAAAGGCCACGATGAAGGCTATCGAGAGAAGACTGAAGAAATAGAAAATATATACCAATATGATGACTACGATTATTAAGACAGCATTGGCGTTGATGGTAGCGTTATGCTCCATCTCCGCCTGCGCCCCGGAGCGGACGCAGAGCCGGGCAGAGAAGGTGTATGTGTGCCACGGCCCCAAGTCCAAGAGATACCATAAAACTCCCAACTGCAAGGGTCTCTGCCGTTGTTCCACCGACATCAGGCAGATGACAAGGCAGGAGGCGGAGGCAAAGCACTACACCCCTTGTAGGATATGCTACAAAAAAAGGGAGGCATAATCTGTCTCCCTTGTCTCGGTAATACCCATACATAAGCCCCCATGGACTAATAACTCTCCATCCATTCGGTGTATGCGTCACATCCGCTGAGGCAGTCAGCCACATAGCCGGTGGTGTCCTGCTCGCACAGATACTCCCACACCGCCCTCGCCTCGGTCTGCCCTTCTCCTCGGTCGTAGGCTGTGGCGAACTCCTGCCACTCAGTAGTGGACTCCACTTTTGCCCACAACAACGGCTCCTCATCCGCAACGGAATCCATTAAGCAGAAAAAGGCATTGCCGCACCAGCAGGTTTTGTTGACAGCCTCGGTTGAGGCATAGGCGGCGTGGACTCCGAAGCCGCACATAAACATCGCTCCTGAGAGGAGTGTCGCTGAGATATATTGTTTTGTTGTCATTGTCGTTGTTGTTTTATTCGGTTATCACTTTGTTCAAATCAATGTCGGGGGTGGCGGTTCGCTTCTTTCCGCTGCGTGTGGTGTAGCGTATCTTGCCTGTCTCATCGTCCACCCACTTGACAAGGGTGATCACCCCGGACTCCGCGTTGCTCTTGCTCACGCTGACCTCCTTGCGGTTCACTCCGTCGCTCACCACAATGTAGTATTTGACGTTTCCTTTTTTGGTTTCGCCCTGATGTATGCGTGGCGACTCCATCGTGATGGTCTGAGACTCCACCCATTTCGCGCTTGCGGTGGATGCCATCAGCAGTGCCACCGCCAAGAAGATTGCTTTCATAATTTGTTGTTTAGTTGGTTAATATTTAAGTTGTTAGATGTTGCTCTTTTTGCTACCTTTATACTTGACGAACAAGCCGAGTGCCCATATGGGGAAGGCTGCCGCCGCATATATTGCGGTAAGGTCTTGCGTGTCGGTCACTGCCGCCATCAAGGTGGCGGAGAATAATGACAGGGACGCTGATGCTATAAATCGTATCATAGTTCTTTGATTTTTTTGAATTACGCCCCAAAGGTAATATGTATAACTTTACCAAACAAATAAAAAGTAAAGAAATATATTACGTTAACATTGTTTAGTAATTGGTATACACATTACTATATATATAATGAGTACCTTTGTGCCATAAACATACAGATATATGGACAACCTTGACAGAATATTAAAGGCGAAAGGACTGACGAAGACGGCATTGGCTGACCGCCTTGGCATCAGGAAGCAGAACCTTAACGGGCTCCTCAAAAATCCAACGCTCTCCACCATCAGGAGGATAGCTGATGCACTTGACATCAATCCGAGAGAGTTGTTTGCCGCAGGAGCGGACGAGGTGACGGCACTGATAGAGTGTGACGGAGAGTTGTACGTGGCGCATGATCTGCGCACACTCCGCCAATTGGTCGGAGATTTGGAAATCTTGAAATCTGAGAGAGATGAGGCGCAGGGGTAGACCGTTAGGCACGGAGGTGGTTACCCCTCCGGAGGTAAGGAGAATATTTGAGGAGTTGGGAATACAGCTCCTCGCCACACGTAGGGCAAGGCATCTGTCAATAGACGCACTCTCGGAGTTGGCAAGCGTGTCGAATATGACAGTCAGACGAGGCGAACACCCTGCGGACTGTCCGCGGTATCTTGGGCTCCACTCACTCGCCAAGATATGCAACGCTCTCGGCTGTGACATCGTCATCGTGCCACGAAGGAGGTGACGCATATTGGTGGTGGGAGCGAAAAAAAAGAGGCTGCACTATATGTGCAACCCCTTTTCGGTGTGTGGTGGTGTGGTCTTGCTATCTTGGGATCAAGACCAGAGAGCAGTCAAGAGCCTCGCATAGGCTTAGTATCGTATTAAGACTTGCGTTAAGGTTGCCACCTTCAATCCGTGCTATGTTGGAGCGTGCAACACCGCTCTTCTCACTGAGGGCGACTTGTGACATCTCTTTGCTCGTCCTCGCTTGTTTTAGTGCCTTGCATAGGCGCATCCGTGCCTCTGCCTCCGCCTTGCGCTTGCACACCTTGTGGTAGGTGTCCTCGTTATCAATCACTATCAGTCGGTATACATCATCATCACTCCATCCGTAGTCATCCTCCCACGTAGGGTTGTATCTGGGATCGGCGAAGTCAGCATAGGCTGACTTGTCCATTTCTATGAGCGTGTATTCGTTTTTTTCCAAATCCTTCTCGTCTACATCATCAACCCACTCTATGTCGTCTATTGCGACATATCCACATCTCGGTGTCTGCGTAAGGTAGCACACATCTGTAATTGTTGCCATTTTCTTATTCGTTTATAATTTTGTTGTTCTGTTTTTTTTATTTTTTCAACCCAATCTCATACTGATGCACATCGTAGTCGTGGTAGCCTACCTTATATCTATCCCACACCTCGTATGTCAACCCTGGTACATCGTTAAAGACGACAAGGATTTCGTCTTCTCTCATTTTATCAAGCACGTCTGCGATGTCGTTCAACCGCTCTGCGAGGGCTTCTTCGTCTTCGTCGAATGTCGCTGCGTCCTCTCTAAGACCTTCTGCCTCTGACTTCTCGTAGAGAGATAGGCGGTCTTCTTCGATAAATGCCTTGCGCATATCGAATGGAGTGTCCTCCCATCCGCAATCCATCCAAACCCTCTCGCCGTCACGCTTGGTGTATGAGTGTATAGCCAAGTCATACTTCTTAGCGATTTCTTCAGCCTCTGCAAAAGAGGCGAAGCCTACGATTGCTTTGCCAGTGTTCGTGTCGACCACCTTGCAATGTGATGGTGTGTCAAGGTCGTCGAGGGTTGCAGGGCTATCGCCCTCGACGCTGAAATAAAACACATCGCCGTTGTAGTAGCCATCAGCATCAGGCTGTACCCCTTTGCATACTCTCACATCGCTATCTGCGTGATAGTCCATCATCACCCTCGCTTGCTCTGCGTCATCACCGCTCAATTCGGTGATGTACGCTTTATCCAACATTTCTTGCAGTTCTTCTTCGTCGTACACATCGTGTGCATCAAATGGGTCTGCATTAAATGTCATCACATTAACGTCTGCTGCATTGATTTTCGTTGCCATAGTTTTTTGTTTTTAAGTTAGTATTGGTTTCTCTTTCTGATGCAAAGATAGTACCTCTGTATCATATATGCAACACTTTGCCCAACGAAATGCACAACGTTAACACTATTTAGCAAATACGGGCAAAAAAGAAGGTGCGACACACATTGCCACACCTTACTATATAATATATGCACATTTTGCACAAATACGTGTAAAGTGTGCAAAACTCTATGTGTTGCCAAAAAATGGTGTCACCCTCCCTATGCGGTTGTGGCTGTCGGATGCTTTGACAGCGTCAGCCAACGCAGTGTCACGCTTGGCGTAGTAGTAGTCAAGTCTGTCACTGCCGATGAGCGCAAGCCATCCACACACGATTGCCAACACCATGTAGTCATGGGAGAGCACCTTTATGAGTGCCACTTGTGATGACGAGGTGTCACCATCCATCTGCATTGCCAATGTGTACACATCCGGTGTATGCGCGATGTCGTCCGTGGTGATGTCGCCACCGATGGGTGTAGCCGTGTAGCCGTGCAGGTGCTCCGCCAACACCGCAAAGGCAGTGTCGGCAAATCGGATAGTCCTCCGTGCATTTTCGCCCTCGCAGATGTCGTTGTATATGTGCTTGACGTGTGCCGTTTCCTCACCCGGCAGGGTGTCGGCTATCACGCTCAATATGCTCTGCGCATCGTACTCTATCTCATTGCGCATAAGCGCAATTGTCACTTGTAGTTGTCCTTTTTTCATTTTTTACCTGTTTTTTCTGTGTATTTGACTCTTTTTCGCGCATTCAAGTCGCTGACAATCGCTTCGGCAAGGGTAGTCCCTTGCTCGGCGTAAAATTTCGCACTCTCAGGAGCCAAACGCCCAAGATAGTCCGCCAATATGCTTGCAATGACGTAAGCCATAGCGTTCGCCCTGATGTTTCGCTCGCCTTGCGGTGCAAGGTTGTCGGGGAGAGCAAGGGTGATGATGGAGCCGTCATCAGTGTCGGTGACACTATCCACCCACTCTCCACAGATGGTGACGAGTGATGTCACAGCCGTGTCATACATCGTCGTCAAAAACTGTGCGTCATCGTCAGTGGCAAACACCTTGTCGTAGGTGCTTGGATCATCTGCACCGACACTCCTGCCACCGACATAGACTGTCTCGGCAGACACCATCTGCAATGCCTTCAGTCTGCTTAGTTGGATTTCAATTTCTTTCATATTATTTCTCGCTTAAAAGTTGGATACTCAGATTGTTGACCAAGTTCATTATGTTGCTTTTCGCGGTCTCAGGCTCCGCCGATGCTCGTGCGTCAAGGGCGAGTTTGAGCAACCGCACGTATAGGTTGCACAAGTCTCTGTCATCCAAGTTGGTAATTGCACGCTCGAAGTTTTGCTTTTGAGACCACACAAGGCTCGCGACAAAGTTGCCGATGTCGCCACCATTGGCAAAGGTTTCAGCCTTGCGCTGTAGCTTTGCCTCCTCCCTTTTGCTGAGCACAGGAGCTTTGCTTGCGTCGATTGCCGCAAGACGCTCCCTCCATGCTCTCTCTCTCCGTTGTTTATCCATAGTTAATTTTTATTGATTATATCCAAAGGTAAGTACTTAATTTTGAGAGATTAAGATAAAAAATAATTAACTATGATAGGTAGCATTATAGGAGGAGCGATGAAGCTCGGTGGGAGCATCTTTGGCGGCATCAAGGCGCGCCGAGAGGCAAAAAAACAGCAGAAAATGCTTGACGCGCAAAAGGCTGAAAATCAAGCGTGGTATAACAGGCGATACAATGAGGATGGCACTCAGCGAGCAGATGCCCAACGCTTGCTGACCAACACGCAAGACCTGCTCAGGAGGCAGACAAAGGCGGCACAGGGAGCCAATGCGGTGACAGGCGCAAGCACGGAGGCGGTGGCGGCACAAAAGGCGGCAAACAACCAAGCACTTGCCAGTGCGACAAGTACTATTGCCGCAGCGTCTGACGCGCGCAAAGACAATATAGAGCAGCAGTATCAAACCAACAACAACGCTTTGGCGGACAAGCAAATGCAAATCAGCCGACAGAAACAAAACGCTATCACGCAGGCAGTGCAGGGCGTGGCAGGTACGGCAGACAGCATAGGCGGCATCAATGACAGATTTGACAAGGACACCGAAAAGACTAAGTGATATGGCGAAAAAAAAAGACATCATAGGGGGTAGCGAGTCCCCCGTAATCACCGACAAGAAAGTGACTACGACTCCACCGACAACGTCAATTGGCGCGACTACTCCATCGCAGAGCGAGGACGGGTACAACGAGAATCCGCAGACACCGCCGCAGACGATGCCTGCTCAACCGCAACCTACTCAGGTTGCTCCGACCGCTCCATCACTCGCCGCCCAGCCGCCGGGGGAGGAGTACGATGAGTCACCGCAAGCACCACCTACTACGCCTGCCCCGGCGGTCACGACAACGGCTCCGTCAACCACCACACCGTCAACAGAAGGTGAGGAGTACCACACGTATAGAGACATCCTCGCCAAGTACGCACCTCTAACGAGTGACGAGGACAAGCGCAAACAGATGCGCAGGGAGAGACGCAAGGCTATCGTCAGCGCACTCGGTGATGGTCTCTCTGCATTGTCCAATTTGTATTTTACAACAAAGGGCGCGCCCGACCAAGGGCTAAAGCCTGGTATGACCGATGCCGCGAAAAAGCGTATGGACGATCTCCGCGCTAAGTGGCAAGCAGAAAAGGACAAATATCAAGACCTTATGCTCAAAGGTTTGGAGATGGATAGAGAGCAGGGCAACTTCCTCAAATCTTACAAGTTACAGCTAAACGCCGACAAGAGAGCCGAGGAAAAATTTGCCAAAGAAATGCCGATGCTTGAGAAGGAGATGGCAATGCTTGACGAGAAGATACGTAAACTGAAGGATGATAACGACTTAGACGAGAAAACGAAGGCTGACCGCATCGCAGTTGCGCAGGCAGAATTAGAAGCGAAAAAACGTGATTACGATTATCGCAAGACGCACCACGGTTTTTCGGAAAAAGAAGACATTGAACGGAAAGACAAGGAGCGGCGTCACAGAGAGAGCCTTGCGGCAAGCAGGGCAGGTGGCGGCGGCAAAAGAGGCAAGAGCGGCAAAGAAAAAAGTGGCGGTAACATCATTATGTCAACACAGAGTGGATACGCCTACAATCCTACAGATGCACAGGTAAGACAAGCATACAGATGGTTGCAGTCCCGGCATTTTGTATCCGGCAACGCAAAAAGCATAAGCGAGATGGTTGCGGAATTGCAAAATTACTACACTGTATCAGGGGGAAACAGAAATAGATACGATGGCGTAAGTATTAAAAAAAGCAGACTTGACGATATTAAAGGAGGATCCCGTGTGGATGCGATGTTGGGAGGTAAGACGAGAGGAGATGGAAGCACTACGATAGACGCTGCTATTGGTGGCGGTAGTGGCGCTTTGTTGGATGGACTTTTATAAAATTATTTTAAAATGGCTGATTTAAACAAAATATACAACGCACTGCGCGAAAAAGGTGTAGTGACAAAAAGTTACGAAGAATTTGCCAACGCAATGGCAGATGGCAATAAGCGTAAAAATGTGTACAATGCGCTTGCACAGCAAGGCTTGATTACAAAAAGCTACAAACAATTTAGCGATGCAGTAGCTCCGTCACCTACGCCACACACCACACGCACACAGACCACGACACCCAAAAAGACGGATTTCGTGGCGGACACCATCAATATGCTCCGCACTCCATCATCGCAGTACACGCGACCACAGCCGAGCAAGGCGGCAGGTACGTTCGAGATGCCGTCAAAATACGATGTATACCACAATATGCCAGATGCCATAAAGCGGCATCAGACACCGACACCGCTCAAGCCTGAGGCAGTCATGCCGTCAGTGCCAAGCAGTGCGGCGGAGAGCGTATGGGCGGCAGCCGACAAAGCCGCAGGCGCAGAGGTGCGCAAAAAGGTCGACGAGGGGTGGTCGTGGCGTAAGATTATGCAGGCACTAAGTAGCGGAGCATCTGTCACGGGCGGACTTGGAGATGACAATGCCCAAGCCCTTGAGACAACGTCAGTGGCACACCTAAAGACGCACGATCTGCAAAAGTTGTCAGACCAGGCGTGGGCGGCACTCGGCTCCAAACAGCAGCAATCAATCATCAACGACTCATACATCTATCTCAAGGAGCAGTACCCCGATGCCGATGACAAGGCTTTGGTAGATGCCGCACGTAAGATGGCAAGGGCTAAAAGCGATGAGCAGATGTACAACCTTGCTGTGGAGAAAAATATGCCTAAGAGTGTTGGCGAGTTTTTCTTGCGCAAGGCAGCGGCAGCAAGCTCTTTCGGCAGTCTATCCAAAGGGTATGCGTCAATGATGGCAGGCACAAGGGGTGATATGGAGGCGGAGGACACCGCCTTGCAGAAATATGGTGCGAAACACAAAGTGGCGGACATAGCAGGCAGTGTGGCAGGCTTTGCCGTTGATCCGTTGACGTATGCCTCAGGAGCGGTAGGCGGAGCGGCAACCAAAGTGACGTTGTGGGCAGGAGGCAAGGTCTTGTCAGAGGCGGCAGCACGCAAGATGTCGCAGACACTCGGAGGCAAACTGCTCCTCGGTGCGGTAAGCGGAGCGGCTAACTTCGGCACGTTCGAGGCAGGCGGAGAGGCTCTCAACCAATACAAGTGGGGTGGCACTCTCGATGTAGACCCAGAGACAGGCAGATATGTCGTAGGCGATTTCTCGCTCGGCAAGGTGGCATCGCAGATGAGACACGGGCTCACGATGGGTGGACTTACGGGTGCATTCGGTACGTGGCTCGGCAATGTCAGCACCAAAGCGGCACAAGCCACGACAAGCACCTTGGGCAAACTTGGGGTGCGTGCAGGCGAGCTCGGTGTAGGGCTTGTCGGAGAGGGTACTATATTCGCCACGCCAGAGTTCATCTCCACGTATGGCGATTACAACGATGTCATCAAGTCCGTCTCCGATAAAAATTCCCCCAACTATATTGCCGACGACAAGGAGCGGAGCAAGTATATTGCAGAGCTAAAGGCGCAGAGAGGAGAGCGGATGATGGATATATGGCAAGACAACCTTGCTATGATTGCAGGTTTCAAGGCACAGCACGTAATCAAGTCAGCAGGACGCACCATCTCCGAACTGGCGGCATCACGCAGAGGCAAGGTTGGCTTTGTGGAGCGCATGGGCAGGATGCTTGACGGGCATCCAAGCCTCGCCCTGAGCAAGGAGGAGCAGGCAGAGTTGGACAAGCACGGATATGGCGACTTGACACAGATGGTCAAGGAGTACAAGGCGTATGCTCAAAAGGACGGAGATTTGCCGTACAACAAAATCACGCAGTTGCTCAACGACAAAAACGTAAGCGAGGCGGCAAGGGCAAAGATGTACTACTATGTCACAGGGCACTCCTTGCCAATGTCGGCAGTGATTGCGTCCAACGTCATTGACAATGGCGACAAGACGTATACAGTGCAGTCATTGGGTGACAACGGAGTGATCACAAGCAGGACTTATGGGAGCCGTAAGAGAGCGGACTACGAAAAGGCACGCATCGATAGACAAGCGGAGCTTAACGGAGTGGCGATGGCAGAGCAGATGTTTGATAATATGGACAAAGCCGAGCGGCTAAAGGCTGTCTGCACAAGGCTTGCCCAAGACAAGGGTGTGTCGCCGGAGACACTGCTATGGCTGACACGCAAAGACCCAAAGCAGATGACTGCCGCGGAAAAGCGGTGGATAAAAGAGATAGAGGATGCCGCCAACGAGGATGCACCGCAGGGCGAGAACGCCACAGTGAGACACATCAAGGGTGTCATTCTTGACGAGTATGGTGTTGATGTAGACAAGGCATTGCGCAAGGCAGCGGACAGCCGCACCGAGGCGGAGGAAACAGCCATATCGGCTTACAACAACGAATTGGCGCAGGCGGTCGCAGAGCGAAAAAATGCCATTAGCCAAGACGAGACGACTGACGCATACAGACGGGGCTACGAGGCAGACACGCAAGGGATGCGTGACGCCTACGTGGCGCAGATGTATGAGCCAAGCGAGGATAATGCCGAGACACTTAGAGGGGTGGAGTCGCAAATCACGGAGAGCGCCAAATATCAAGCGGCACTGGAGAGGGATGAACTCAAGCAGATGACACACAAGGATGGCTCCATACACCTTGCCACGCTTAAAGATAAAGACAAGGACGGCAATGGCAAGCAAGTGTACATCGTAGACGGCGACATTGTGATGAAGGAAGACGGGAGCGGCATTGACGCAGACGCAAGCAGTAAGAGCGTCATCATATACGACCCGGCTACTGGAGAGAAAAAGATGGTGTCACCAACTGCGGTTGACGGCATAGAGTCGCTTGGCGAGGTCAAGACGGCAGAGCAGAGAGAGGCGGAGATAAACGCACGTATGCAGGACACCATCCAAAGTGGTAAGGATTGGTTGGAGGGCAACGTAGCCAACCCTGTCGGTATGCAGATACAATTGGGTGACGGACGTATCGCCACCATAGAGGCGATGCACGAGGACGGCAAGTCAGCCATAGCGACACTCCCTGACGGCACTCAGTTTTTGGTGCCGAATGACGTGTTGCAGAGAATCGTCAACAACGGGCAGTATGCGGATTACAAAGCGAGGAGAGATGCCGAGGCAAGCAAACGAGAGGCAGAGCAAAGCACCGAGAGCGCATCGGAGACAGCCACGGAAGGCGGACAGCCATTGCCGGAGGAGGCTTCCCCTAAAGAGGAGGAGAGCAGAGAGTATGCGCAAGGAGACGTGTTTGATGTCGTTGTAGACGGGCAGAAGATGCACGCAGAGATAGTGTCACCAAAGGACGCAGACGGCAGGTTCGTCGTCAATGTGGATGATGGTGAGTCTATGCGCACTCTGTATGTCACCCCGGAGGAGTTGGCTGCGATGGAATACAGAGAGGAGCCATCGCCAAAGGCGGAAGAAACAAGGCTTGCCACCGAGGATTCCTCGGATAAGGCATTGGAGAGAGGAGCGCAACCGACAGAAGAACACACCCCGACTGCGCTTGAGCGTATTCCGAGAGATGAAAAAGGCAACGCTCAATTCCACGATGTTGACACCGAAACCGCTTGGGACGGTCTCGTGGAGATGTCGGGCAACGAGGAAACCGCACATAAGGTGGCGGAAGCATCGCTCGCCAATGCTGAGAAGAAGTTGAAGGCGGCAAAGGCACTGAAGGAGAAAGGAGACACCCCGGAGGCGTTGTTGCGGTCAATCAAGGAAAACGAGGCGGCAGTGGCGGAGGCACAGAGAGTGGTTGACGCTTGGAAAGCCATCGTAGGCGAGAAGGCACGCAGAGAGGAAGCCGCCAAAGCGGAGGCGGAGAGAAAAGCCGCTGAGGAGCGTGAACGTGCCGAGGCAGAGGAGAAGCGTATTGCCGAGGAAAAAGCCGAAGCTGAGAGGAAAGCGCAGGAAGAGCGCGAACGTGCTGAGGAGGAACGTGACAGAATAGAGGCGGAACTCGACGCACAGAAAGCAGACGAGGAGGCGCGCCTTGAAGCGGAAAGAAAAGCAGAGGAGGAAGCGGTGGAGAAAGACGCGGAACTGAAAGAGGATAAGAAAAAACCGCAATTGAAGGATGTGGTTAAAGCAATTTATGAGAAGGGAAAGTCGGCCGCTTCCAGATTATACAAAATGGCATTCTTCGATGTCGCCAAGACACCGGACTTTATGAAGAAACTTGGGTTGACTGGAGACCGCTTCACAATCAAGTATGGGGTATTGTCGCGCCACGCAGGGAAAGATGATTCCCATTCGCTTACAGAGAAGCTGTGGGAGGAATTGCCTGATGCTTTGCAGAAGCCTTTTGCTATAACAAGATTCGGAGGAAAGGACAAAGGCTATCGTCTGTACACTACAATGAAGAACGAAAATGGCGAGACCATAGTCGTCGGTGTAGATGTGAAGAACGTAGGTCGTGATATGGAGGTGAATGCCATATCAACGATATTCGGAAGGCGAGGTGACGCTAAAAAGACACAGAAAGAGGATGTGCTATATACCGCTGAAAACATTACTCCCGAACAGCGGTCACTTCTCGGTCAGCCCAATTCTGACCAATATACCGGCGTTCGGGAGAGAAACGTTTCCACCGACAAAGGTAGCGAAAAGCCGGAGAAGAAGCAAGAGAAGCAGAGCGTTTTTGACAAGGCTAAGGAGATTGCCGACAAGGAGGAAAAGAAACGCAAGGCTGAGGCTGAGGACAACTCGGTGCTCGGTCAAGCGACAAGAGCCGTGGGCAAGAAAAAGAAGGTCAACCTGTTCAAATATACGGCTTCAAAAATAATTAGCTATCCTGCGCTGAGAGGAGTGCATTATGCCAACGGCTATGCGTATGCCTCTGATGGATACATTCTCTTCAAGGAGAAGGCGGACTATCCCAAAGAGTGGGAAGGCACGACAAGAGACAAGGACGGCAATCTGATTGACGGGAAATATCCGGACACGGAAAAGGCGATACATAGATTGGTTCATATCCCCGACAAGGAGGTTGAGTCGTTGCCGTCAAAGGAGGTGCTTGACTTTGCCATCGCTGCAAGCAAGAAGTTGAAAGGAGTGGCAATACCAGTCGCAGTTGACGGAATATTCTTTAATGCAGTCAATCTAAAGAGATTCCTTGAAGCGGTTGCATCCAAAGGAATGGACAAGGTTGTATACAGACATCCGATGCTGTATGCCACCAACGGCAAGGATGAGATTGTAATGATGCCTACAGTGAATACATTGGAGGGCGCATTGGATATTGCCGACAGAATGGAAAGAGCGGGTTTGCCAAAAGAGCAGATTGATGCGTGGAAGGCACACATTGAAGCCGCTGATAAGAAAAAGTCGTTTGATGATTTCAAAAAAGCCGTTGAAAACGCCAAGAAGAAAGGTGTCAGACCTACGGAGGCTGACAAGCAGGAGAGTAAGGCGGAGGCTGAGAAGCAGAAAGTTGACAAGCAGGGGAATCCAATTGACGCTGAAGGCAGACTGATAACTGAGAAAGTTGAAGACATCAGCGATTTGTCGGACGATGATTTCAACAATCCTACACGTTCTGTTGAGCTTCCGAAGATACCTAAGAATGTCGATGACGCACTCGGTGCGAACGGTAGACCGGTCATTATCAAGAAGAATATCTTTGAGAAGAATGGGAAAAGCCACGGATTCACACCGAAGCAAAGTAGGAAGATACTTGGCGACGCATTGTATAATCCCGACATCGTGGGTCAGTCGCAGCCTTCTACAAAGAAAACACATTGGGTTGCGATAAAGGTTGACGAGAAAAGTCCGATAACGATATTGGAAGTAAACGATGGAAAAGACAATGTGGAAGTCGTTGGCTGGTACACGTTGGATGCGCGCAACCTTGAAAGGATAAAAAGGCAAGCCGAGCGTGAGGGCGGCGAACTCCTCGTGTTGTCGCCAAAGGACAAGGTGGAAAGCCTTCCCACTCCTACATCTGGCTTGCCTACGGACAAAGGTAGCGAAGTCGGAGGAGAAAAGCAAGAGGCTGAGAAAAAAAGACCCGCTCCGCTATCGGAGCGGATAGAAGATGTCGGAGAGAAGATTGGCGATGCGAGGAAGGATGTCTGGAAGGAAATAATTGCCAGGATCAAGAATAAAAAACAAGGAATTGAAGAAGCGTTGAAGAAGAGCTCTGCGGGCAAGCTGTTCTCTTCGTTGTTTGACGAGAAGGAGTTGCTTGAAAGCGGTGTGTCGAATGAGGTTGTGACATTCATCTCAGCGGTAAAGGGCAGTCTTGGAACGAAACCGAGGTCTTTGTCCAAATTAAAGATGTGGATCAATAAAGTATTGCACCAATATGATATGTGCGAACAGGCATTGGAGAATTGGGAATCCGTCAAGAAGAAGATTGACGAATGGAAGTACTATAGCCAACCGTTCTATATGTACCGCGCGGCAATGGCAGTCGGAGGATATGAAAGTGGACGTGATGTAGGCAACGCCGAATTGTGGCAGATTGCTGACGGGTATAGTGATGGAAAGTCCGTAGCCGGGCAATGGTGTGTCCGTAAAGCTGGAGCCTATGATGGAATTTATAAGACTTACGAGGAAGCAGCCGAGGCTCTGAAGAAATTCGCAGGAGAGAACGCTGCGGTTGACGGCAAAGGGAAACGCAAGGAAGTGAAACTTGCGATATACAAAAGGCGGACGGACGGCACTATGTTCATAGCTCCAGAAGGAAAGCCGGATGTGATAATTCAGGACGGATTCAAGACTTTATACGAAGCATCTGCATATAAGAAGGAGCATTATGCAGAGATGCAGGAGCGTTATCGGACGTTGATGGATGGCATCAAACCGAAATTCAACGAGAACAGGGAGCGCAAAGGGCGCGACTGGCGCGGCGGCAAGAATGTGTCGGCGGAGGATTTCCGGGAAGCGTTTGACTTCCGAGGAGTGGAGTTCGGCAACTGGATGCAGCAGAAGGACAGACGCCAGGCGTTGAACGAATGCTACGACTCTCTTATGGACTTGGCGATGGTCTGCGGAGTGTCGCCGAAGGCGTTGTCGCTTGGAGGGAAGTTGGCAATGGCATTCGGTGCGAGAGGAGTTGGAAAATTCAACGCTCATTACGAGCCGGATAAGGTTGTGATAAACCTTACAAAGACCAAAGGTGCAGGAAGCCTTGCGCACGAATGGTTCCACGCCATTGACAATTATTTCAATATGCAAGGTTGGGACGAATTTGCCACAGAAAGCACGCGGAACGTTGAACGCAAGGAAATGGCTGAAGCGTGGAAGGATTTGGTGCGTGCGATAAACGGAAGTGATTATTTCAAGCGGTCCGACAAATACGCCCGTCTTAAAGGCTCCAGATATTGGATTGAACCGACTGAGCTTGGAGCGAGAGCGTTTGCGGTGTGGGTTGAGAACAGACTGTCGAAGTACGGCACGATAAACGACTATCTCGCCAACAATCCACGTCTAGTGGATGAGAAGGCAAGCGACGCAGAAAAGAAATATGCACCGTACCCATTCGACAAGGACGCTGACTGGATGGACGAGAAATTCGGCAGGTTGTTCGAGGTGATGCAGGAGCGTGTCGACGAGGAGACAGGTAAGCACATTCTGTACAGCAGAAATAAAGCTGCCGGGCACGAGCTTACGGAGTTGACCGAGGAGGAGCGGGAACTGAGGGACAACCTTGTGGAGCGTATGCGCAAGGGTGGACTTGACGTGGTGACTGATTCGGAAGAGATGCAGAGAGTCATAGACACCGAGAACGAGCGGACGAGAAATATGTTCGTGGGCGAGAAAGGTGCGACCGAGGCTGACAAAGCCGAGGAAGTCTCTACCCGTCTTGACAATCTCTCCGTGGCAAGGAGGATGGAAGAGGCTAAGAAGGATGCCAAGACTATCAAGATGGCTACAGGTTGGGAACGTGGCTCGGACGGCAAATGGCGGTATGAGACAAGCGACATAAAGCCGAAACCTTTTGAGGAATGGATGAACAAAAAGAACCTTAAACTTGGAGACATAATAGACTCGGACAGCGGATTGTTTGAGATGTACCCCGAGCTGAAGGACTTCAAGGTCACAAGGGGGAAAGGAAAGTCGACCAATGCGGCTATATACACCGGGTTGGGGAAGATTGAAATAAACTTCTCAAAGTTCAAGCCATATATGTCTATCCCTTCTAACCGAGAGAAGATAAACGGCATTCTCCACAGAGTGATTAACCACGAGATTCAGCACGCGATACAAGACAGTGAAGGTTTTGCACAAGGTGTGTCGCCTAATGCTTTCCGCCCCGATGCCCCTATTGGAAAACTTAGAGAGATGGAAGCGGCAGACGGAAGGATGGTGGAAAGGTACAATGCAATGTCATATACAGAAAAGGCATTGGGAGAAGGAGTGCGCCTAAAAGAAAGGATCTTGGAGAACAGGAAGGAATACAATGCACTCGCTTCTAAGTACAGATTCGGGATGGACGGCTACACAAGGGCTGCAGGCGAGGTGGAAGCGCGCAACACCGAGAAGCGCATAGGGATGACCGAGGAGGAGCGCAGGGCGAGCCTCGCATTGGAGACTGAGGATGTGGCACGTGAAGACCAGATACTGCTCGGAGTTGACAACGCTGACGGAGAAATGAACACCGGTTCAGTCCGTGAGCATCGTGTGTACCACGGAAGCGGAGCGGACTTCGATGCTTTCGACCACTCGCACATGGGCGAGGGTGAAGGTGCGCAGGCTTACGGCTGGGGTACTTATGTGACCGAGGTGGAAGGTATCGGCAGGACGTATGCTATTCAGAATACAACGAAGCACAACGATGCTTTACGTGCATTGCAACACGATGTAGATGCTATATCTGACCAACTTAACAGACACCGGGATGATTTGAAGTATGACGAAGAACAGCTAAAACGT